CGCAAAATACTGGGTCAAACAGGGGACGATGGACGGTGACGTTGTTGTATCAGTACTAAACGTATCATCAAAGAAGTCCGACATAATCAAACTTCTGAACAGTATAGATGGCAACAAATCATCCCATAAAGCAACGACTATTATGTCGTATAAATCAGAGATGGGGGGGTAGTGATGTCAGAGGAAGGATACTTTGAGTTGCTTGTAGAACGCAACGATTTGAAACGAAACAATGCTCGTTTGATTGAAGCGGTTGAGTGTTTGCTTAGTGCAATCAAGATTGGACATTTATGCTTTAAGGAGGATGCCCATACTGGTGATTGGTTGCTTGCAAAGTCAAAGGCTGAGTCTGTTGTTGCTCATTCAAAACCACAAGAGGTCGATGAAGATGGAATACCATTAGGTAGACCATTGCCATATCCAGAGTGTTGGCCTCCAGGCGGAGGTCAGTGATGTCGTTTTCTCATAAGTTTCCAAGCACAGTAATGATTGCTGGGTATTTGGAAAACGTAAAAGCAATGCAACCATCAAAGCATTCAGGAAAGAGGTGTGTTGGTACTCTGTACAATCCAGCAGTTTGGAAAAACAAATCCAAGAATGAGCCGGCAACAGCGCAGCAGTTTGACCTTCGTGTTCCGCTTATTGGATTCGGAAAGATTGCAGAACTAATGGTTCAGTACTCAATGCAGGGAGACCTCGTTGCAGTTGTGGGCAGACTTGTGCAGCTACGTCAAGGCAAAGACCAGTTTGTAACTGGGTTATACATAGAACTCCTTAAAACTCTCGATGATGAGGAAGAGTACGATGAGCATTAAATACAAAACAGTTAGTGACTTGGATGGAAATGAGTTTGATTTTCCAGAACTTTCAGAACAAATATCAAGCAGGCTTGCCAATCCGGGTAGGCTTTACAGTGACGTTCATTGTGCAAAGAGTCTTGGAGAATCAATCCTTAGACAGTTGAGCGAAGAAAGGCACGCGACAGGTGGTCTTCGTTTATCTCAAAGTGGAGCATGCATTAAGCAGCTTGCCTATCAGTACCATCACTACAAAACTGATGGAATGCAGATTGGTGCTGCATCTAAGATTGCTTTTACAATCGGAGATATAACGGAGGCAATCATTGTCTCAGCTTTAGCTGAGTGTTTTGATTCACCGAAAAGCAAGTTGATGGGTGCGCTTACCTTTGCAGGTAGCGACCAGGAAACAGTGCATATGGATGTAACTCTTGGCGAGGCCACATCCCAAACAGCCAAAATCCCTGGTCATCCAGACGGGACCATTGGCTTCATGGATAGCGAAATGAATGCTCGTTCAGCAATCCTTGAGGTCAAGTCAATGTCTGACTATGGGTACAGAAAGTTTGTAAAGGAGGGCCTGGGTCGAAGCGATTCATACTATTCGCAAGTGCAATCTTATATGCATTGCAAGGGTTTGAAGTGGACCTACCTCGTTGCATACAACAAATCTGCTGGCGCAAGGGATGCAGAAGTCAGTGACAATGGAGACTGGTTCCCTGTACCTGCACTCAGTGGTCAGTGGATTCCATATGATGAAGAGCATGCTCTTTACATTCAAGACAAGTTTAGACAGGTGATTCAAAGCAAGTCAGCCGAAGACTTTGCAAGACCTTACTCGTCTAACAAAAAGGGTCAGTTGGCATTTCCATGTGACTACTGCTCCTATTTCAAAACATGCTTCCCTCTTTGCAGTGAAGAGGTGGTCGAGTCCAAATGGTTAACAAAAAGCACCAAGATCAAGGTGATTGCAGGAGAGTGATAAAATGATCAATAAAGTAATGTTAGTTGGTAAAGTCAAGAGTGAGCCTACGCAGCGTGGTGCTGCCGTTCAGTTCAGGATTGGCACTTGGAGAATCATCGCAGATGGCAGGAAGTTTGACTCAACGCATAGTGTCGAGGCTTTTGGTCGGAACGGTGAGATTGCTTCTACACTAAAGGTAGGTGAACTTGTTGCAGTTGAAGGGTCTATTAAACATTCTTCGTATGAAAAGAATGGACAGAAGGTTTGGTTCACGAGTGTCAGTGCATCATCGGTCGGTCGAGCCGGAGAGCCTGCACAGGAAAGCTCTTCGCAAAGCAATGGAGGCCAGGAGGTTGGTGGTGAATCACCCGCAAGCTATCCTCCGAATAAAGCTGAAGCCGGAAATGGTGGAAATGGTGAGGCTCCGTATGCAGGATACGATAAAAGCTATGGCTTCTAATCAAAACAAAGTTTGTCCAAGTGATGATACTGTAGGTCCAATCCTTGTAATCCCTCACACTCCGTCCGCTATGGGGCGTAGTGTTGAGAGGATTGTAGATGATGGCGTTACTGTTGTTTCAGTCAATACATTTGGCAAAATGATGGGAGTTCTTTTTAGCGACGGAGATGAATCCTTGTACTGGTACCGAGCCCCTGAGCGCGGTGCAGACTTTGGATTGAACTAATGAATGCGACCAGTCATACAGAAAAGCAAAGTATTTACATTGGGATTGACCCAGGTAAAGATGGAGCCCTTGTTGCAATCGACTCCGATGGGAAGATTAAGGCAAGCTTTATGACTGGTCGTGATTTTACTATGACCATTGGTAAAGGTTCTAAGAGAGAGTACATGGTCTCTCGTATGGCGTATGCTTTAAAGTGCTTGGGAGGGCACAGTAATATAAAGTTAGCAGTCATAGAAAAGCAGTCTGCAAGACCAGGACAAGGTGTCACGTCAACATTCAGCACTGGGTACGGATACGGACTCTGGGTTGGGGTTCTTTCTGCAAATGGGATTCCATTTGTGGAGGTCCGTCCTAAGACTTGGGTTAGCTCAATACTCAAGGACGTTCCCGGTGAAGGCAAAAACCGCTCAGTTTACGCTGTGATGAATCGTTTGCCTGAACTGGACCTTACCCCTGGTAAGAAGCGTAAGCCCCATGACGGGCTTGCTGATGCAGCCTGCTTGGCACTTTACTCAATGCACCTTGAGGTGTAGTTCAATTGGCAGAACGCCCGACTGTTACTCGGGAAGTTGGTGGTTCGAGTCCATCCGCCTCAGAATCTCCTTACCCTTCGCAATCACGTTGATGTTGCATGACATCATCTCCCACCGATTGCGGGGGGTAAGGCTTCCACTTTAAGATATGGCAAGCAAACGAATATACAAAAGAAAGACTGACGTTTATCCCAACAAAGCATTCTATGAAGGCAGGGTAGATCTAAATAAACTTGGAATACCGATTGGTTGGTATCACAAGAAGAAAGGCAAAAAGACTAAGTGGACAATCTTGAATGCAGGATTGATACAGATTGGAATCACAAACCATGTTCTCGGTCTTGCACCAGACAGGAAAGAAATCTTTCTGGGTAGGAACGGAAAGCTTTGGAGATACGAAAGCAAACTTCTGCCAAGCCCTGTCCCAAATACATTGGGATTCGATAAAGAGGACTTGAATGCATGGGCTGATGCTTGTGCAAGGATGGTTATCGACCGCCTTACACCGAGGAACGAAGCCACATTAACAGAGCAATCCCACTACAGATACAGGAAGATAGTCCAAGCCCTTGTCAATCAGCGGATACTTGATTCAGCAGCCATTGGTTATGAGTGTACTGCGTTATCATTTGCTCGTGGCATATCTGTAGAATGGACAGCGCATGACTTGCTATATCCAAGGCACGCCACAATCAGGCACGCTACCCTGGTCGCACTTGTTCTTGCATTAGAGGCAGACAAAGCGGCACAGCTAATAGAGCTTGCAGCACTCATTGAAATGAGAATCCCTTTTATATCAAGAGAAGCTGCGCTATCGATATATCAACAGGCAGTGTCATTGCTTGCAAGGCTTTGCCCGCAATGGTGGAACCAGGGCTACACATGTAGATGGGAACTCGTTGGTGACATTGACAAAGTATTTAGAGCGCAATATATTCGTATTACAGAAAGTGCTTGGGACAACGGCATTCAATTTGAAACAGCAGGGGGGCTTGTCCTTCGGAATCTTATTGATTCTGACCCCTTTGCAGAAGAGTAGGAGGTACATGATGGGAAGAACCCGACATGTTTGGACAGATAAGATGATTGAATTGCTCGGAACAGACTCCGATGCAAACATTGCTAAGAAGATTGGGTATAGTTCCACCACCGTTTACAAGAAAAGAAAATCTCTTGGCATTGCTTCTGCAAAAAAGAAGGAGATGGAAACGAGAAAAGAGGTCGGCGGCTACAATCGTTTAATGCCAGTAAAGAAAGCAAGGTCAGACCAGAAGTTGCTAAACAGATACCCAGGAATCTCTGAACACCTTGCATCAAAAAACAATACTCTTGTTGGTGAGATCTATGGAATCAGCAGAGAGAGAGCGAGGCAGATAAGAGAGCAGTTAAATATACCAAGGCCAAAGCACAATATACTTTCTAAGCTTAGTGATGTAGACCAAGAGTTTATAAAGCAAAACATGGGCAAGATGCCCGACGCGCAGCTTGCAAGGATGCTTTCTGTAGCACAACAAACGATTACAAAGTACAGACAATCTAATGGTATTGCTTGCTATCGTGACAAGATGCTACTTAAAAAGAAAGAGCTTATAAAGACTCAGGTTCATCGGCTTGGTATTGATAGCGACCGACAAATAGCATCAGATCTTGATGGTGTTGAACAGCAAGATGTTTATAGGTTCCGCAAAAATCTTGGGATTAAAGCAAACAAAAAACATTCTCGTCGATGGCAGTCACTCGACCGTGAGACACGAGACTTTCTAATCACAAAGTTTTACAAAGACGGGTATACAGACGAACAGATTGCGGAACAGATTCACTATGCCGAAACTACTGTTGCACAAATACGTAGTCAGCTTGGTCTCGTAAAGTGGAATCGAACGAACCAAGCGTCACGCGAGGATGATGCGCCCGAGTCGTACACGGATGAGGCGGCTGTGTAGGCGCACACACGCGCACCTGGAGGATTTTTCCCTACTACGTAGGGCCAAGATCGCAGCTTGACAGCCCTGGGGGGGGCCGTTAACCTGGGGTGAACTGGGGCCAGTCTGGACCAGTCAAACCAAGCCGTCAAAGTTGGCGGAAAGGATTAGCAATGAATATATTCGTCGTAGATAAACACCCACAAACAGCAGCGCGAATGCTTTGTGATGAGCATGTAGTAAAGATGGCTCTTGAGTCAGCACAGATGTTGTGTACTGCAATCAACGAAAGCGGTGGACAAGCTCCATACAAGTCAACACACAAGAACCATCCTTGCAATGTCTGGGCAAGAGAAACGCTTGGCAACTGGCTTTGGTTGTATGACCACGGGATGGCATTGTGCGATGAGTACTTGCTGCGATTCCAGAAGGGCAATGCAGAGAAGAAAGACCACAAGTGCCGGTCGATTATGTTTGAGTGCCTTAAAATATTAGACGGAAAAAGTTTTATTACTGGTCTTGGAAAGACTCCGCATCCTCTTTGCATGCCCGACGAGTACAAGACAGACAACGTAGTTCAGTCATACCAAGACTTTTACAACATGGAAAAGTGTGACTTTGCAACGTGGAAACACTCAGACCCACCGCAATGGTGGGCTTGGTAAACCGGACATATTGTGTCCACATTCAGCTTGGATGGTGGAATAGGTATACACAGGAGACTTAAAATCTCCCGGCATTATTGCCATGCGGGTTCGATTCCCGCTCCAAGCACCTTCTCTGATACAGAGTAAACAACACCTTCAATGGAGGAAATCATGTCCTACAATCCAGAGAGTGCAATCGCACATCTCAATAACACTATCTACCTTTTGCATCAGCTTCATGATGACGCGAAAGTATTGCATGTATCTGCATCAAATGATGGTGCATCCGTTCAGCTTACCGAAGAAGACTTCGATGCATTTTGTGAAAGCTCAGGCATCGATGACTGCATCGTAAAGGTAGGTTCAAACGATACAATGCACTGTTCAGTAATCTTGCATCTTGGTGACTCACGAGTTGAGTTGATTACCGTCAAAGAGTTTGACCTTGATTTTCTAATCAAAGCAAGGCAGCAAGAGGAGGTGTTTTAATGCCATCATCAATCATAGAAGATCTTGCAATGGCAAGAGACGTATTGTCTGACATACGTTCAACAATAAAAATCAAAAAGCATAGGTGCTCGGCCTGCAATGCAGAAAGCTGGGACAACTTTGAAAAGTACAAAATGAAACTCAACATTGATGGGGCATTGAGCCGCATTGACAAAGCTATGGAGATTGCTCGTGACATCTAAACTTATTCCACCTCGTCCCGTTGGTGTCGTTTCTGTAGAGCAGGAAGAGTACACATTGTCGATTGGTAGCTATTTGAATGGCAATCTTGCAATCATGATGCATACAAAACAAGGAGAACCTTATGCAGTAGTGTCCAAAAACATTCCATCTATACCCGTAGATGGTGATCAGTTCTTTGTGAACTGGTACAACTTGAGTCCTGTTATCCTTGACTCACTATCTAAATGCGGATTCTTTGAAGATACAGGCAGCAGAATCCGTCCCGATGGCTCTCATGTGGAGCTTCCGCTTTGGCAAATGAGTAGCCAGGTAAAAGTACTTCACATGTCAAGCAATGAGGAGTGAGAGCCCAGCCCAAAAGGGGGTGCTACACTCCCTGAACGAAGTGAAGGGAGGTGTAGCATCCCCACCCTTCAAAAAAAATCACCCCGTCGGTAGTACCGGCAAAGGAAATCAGATGTTTATTTTTCAATACACAAACCCAGACGGCAATAAGTCATTGTTCAAAAGTCATGACCGAGGTCAGGCCAGCACTGATGCACAGCGTGCATTCTTTGCTGATTACAAAGCAGGAAAGTGGGTCGGCATTGACAGCGAAAACTCTATTGTGGAGCTTGATGATGTTGTTGAACCTGCAAAGGTTGAGCCTGCTGCCCCTGTATTTGGATTGATGGACCCGACTACCTCTGTTGCAGACAGCGGGTATGAGCAGTTCATGCAGGATGTATGCACTGACGATGAGCCCTGTGAAGAGGATGTCGAAGACATGGCGTCAGAGTATGAGCAAACCAATGATGCAATGGATGCATTGTCTGAAGACATGAACGCCATCGCCACTGCTAATGCAACCACGTCACGTCTTGAGATTGCAATGTCTGAAGACCCTCAAGTTCGTGAGGATACTCCAGTATTCCAAGGCGGCTGGGGCTCTGGTGCTAACGGCGTAAGCAAGCATGGTGATAAGCGTACTGTTGATTACAATACTGTCAGTCAGGTTGCAGTCAGTCGCCAGGAGAATCACGATGCTTGGCTTGCAGAGATTGGATTGTCTCGACCACCGAAGAATATCTCTATTACAAAGGCAGGATACAAACGCGGTACTGCTGCTGTTGACCTTGGTTACGACAATCTTGATGCTGCTCGTACTGTGTGGGACGGGAAGCCAGACCCATACACTGCTGTATCACAGTTCATGAACATTATTGGATCGGAGGATCGGCAGAGTGTTGACCTTCCATTGTCTGGTTTGCAAATGAGTGACGATGGAATGCTGTTGACCAGCCAGGGTAGCTTCCGATTGGAGGAGCATGGCCTTAAGCAGTTGCTTACAGCATCACGCTTTGGTGTTGGTGAGGACATGGCATCCGGTGATTCATTGTTTCCTCGTGGCTTTCATACAATGAAGGCACTTGACCCAGACATTAGAGCACATGTTTTCAATGAGCACATGCGCCGCCATTGCAGTCATGACAAGGTAATGAAGTTCCGCACTCGATTGAACGACGGTGCTCGTACCATCTTCGGTGTCGTTGGTACTGGGTACAAAGAGTATGATGCAGATCAAGTTGCAAACATGATTCAGCTTGCTGTTGATGACATGCCCTACAAAGCAGAGATTCAATACAACTCGAAGACTACGAACTTCACAATGGATGTGACAATGCATGCACCGTCGGACTTGACCGACTTCAGTGCGGGTGATTTGTATGAGGTTGGGTTCCGCTTCAAAGCTAATGACCGTGGGGGCGGCTCCATCAATGGCAGTGCTATTGCGTTCTGGAATGAATGCTTGAATATGATCATCCTTCACAGTGAGAAGGCTGAGATTATGAGAGCAATTCACACGGGCAATATGGAACAGAAGATGCAAGCCATCCGTGAGGGTATGGCTAATGCGCGTCCTGCAATGGAAAGGTTCGCCCAGGACTGGGGTATCCTCGGACAGACTGCATCGGTGTCTGCAATCTCAAGCAAAGACATGGATGACTATGGATTCGATGGTGCCAATGGCTCTCAGATTCTAATCAAGAAGCTCGTTGCCGAAGGCAAGGTTGCATCTAACATTGGTCGCGATGCTGCTGTGCAAATGATGTTTGATTCATATGCAGACCAGGGTGGTGGTGACAGTGTTCAGGATGTCATCAATGCAATCACACGTATGGCTCATCAGCACCTCGTTGATGATTGTGCTCGTGATGTATTGGAGCGTGAGGCTGGTGCCCTTGTTCCTGTACTTGTAGGAAGAGCATAGAACTGGGGCTGTGGATAACTTTACAGTCTTTATGATTCTGTTTTGTATTGGTTTATTTATATCAATGCAGGACTTGATTTAAAAACAATACACGGGGTGGCTTTGTTTCGGCCACCCCGTGTCCAAATAGCAAGGAGAGAAACGATGCCTACACAAAATGATAGTTCATTTATGCAGCACAGAAAAAAATACGAAGGTATTCTTCGCAATGATCCCGAGTATGATTCCATAATAAAAACAATACAGTCATGGGAATACTTTAAGCATGCATTGAATGACACATTGCACGGTGTTTATCTGCACGGTGTAACGCTTGAGAAATGGGACAGACTTGGCGATGCATGCTGGGGCCCATATTCATTCCACAATAAAGATGGCGAGGTGAGACGATGCAGTAAGCGCGGACCAGCCACATTAGCAGAGCGTGTATGCACTCTGAAAGAGGCCGTTCGCTTAATGCAGCATGGGGATATTCCGGTTCCGATTGACCAACCTTTGTCCAAATAGTGGAGGACTAATGCTAATTAATCTTAATAATGTTGACGAAGTTTATGAGTCTAATCGAAAAGTATATGAACAAATGTTTCACGATGACGATATGTCAGACTTCATTGTTAATGAATCATTTAATTGGCATCATTACATTGATGTTGTAAATGCATATCTGTTTTTTGATGACAAACATATGAATACTATTGAGCTTGACGATTGGCAGGCCCTTGCAGATAAATGCTGGGGTACGTTCCCCTCCACATTAGGGCCTGACACGGAGAGCGACCGCGTAGCTGTACTCAAAGAATGCATGAGGATTCATGCCGAAAACTTTATGATTCGAGTAATGCAAACATGCGAGATTGTATGCAAAAACGATGCCGCCTATTCGGTTGTGGCATTCCTTCTTAGTCAATCTTCGTATGAGCTATTGATAGAGATGAGTAAACTGATTGGACTCAAGCCAATACCCGACAATGGTAAATGACGAGCGCATAAATACAGACAAAAGAAAAGCCCCAGGGGAGCAATCCCGTGGGGCTTTTTTTGTATCAGTAATGTACTGTTTGTTTATCGTTTACTTAATATATTTTTATGCAGTGGGTATGACATAGGCAATCGGTATCCAATATGGGCATAAACATCGCGTTGAAACTGGCCCTTACCAAAGTGAACCATTGTTCTAATGCTACCATTTAGTAAGGATACAATCTCTATCGCATCGTCCATTGATATTCCCTTACGTACCAGTTTGCTTACGGACTCAACCGACGATGAATAGCTATTCAAACCATGAACTTTGTAACCCTCCCAATACTCATGGGCTCTATCGAATAGCTCTTGTATATCACTTGGATATAAGTCCATAGACTCGCACAATGCATCAATGCTTAGATTGTCTTGTGTCGCGTTTATCTCGCATAGCAATCGTGCAAACTGCACTAAGTTATTACTCCACATTACTCATCTCCTTTGCTTTTTCGATTGCCTCTTTTGCCTCGCTCTCCAGACCAGTCATCAGGTGAACAAGTTCCCAATGCAACACGTCCCATTTGCAATCGCGGCATAGCTTCACGGTTTCGACCAGTCGCTCAGCCAGCGATAGCAAAGGTCCTTCTGTATGCTTAGTCATTACGCACCTCCCAAGTGCATAAGAATATCGTGGCCCTTACGAATGTCTACGCAGTAGGGTTGTTGCAATAAGAGCCACCATTTAGCTGGTCTCCAGTCCTCATCATATGAACCAATCATATCCTGCTCTATGATTGCATCAGACAGCCGGGGTAATGCATCTCGCGTTTTTGCAATAGCTTTCTGCTTTGTGTTGTGAATATCCAGAGAGCCTTCAATGCTCCGTGTGTAATCCACTGCGGGTTCATACCCTGGTTGAGTCCTACCAAGCGTAGCTTCGGCCTCTGATATTGCCATGTCCCATTCGCCTTGACGAATACCAAGCTCCTCCGCATGTTCAGACATTACGTGTCTATACAATGCAACGAATGACGGAACGGCCTTGCCGCTACGCCAATCGAACTTGCCCGTTGACCATTCACAGTGGGCGCATCTAAGTGCAGTAAGTTTACCCATTTTTATATACTCCGTGACCATCTTTGTGGTCTGTTATTGTGCTGAATACACAGTTAGTATGCAGGACCAACGCCCTGCATACATGCTTTACATTCAGTACTGAGATGTAATCTCACCATATGTCTCAATCATGTCCTCTCGAATCCGCTTTGACATTGCCAATGCATCTACGATGAGATTGCTAACGTCTGGATATTCAAACTGACCAACGCAAATGGGATTCACATGCACAGAGTCAGTAAACATAACCTGAGAGCAGTCGGTCATTGCGCTGGTATTTATTGCATTAGATGCAAGGTACCATTCCGATGCGACTGGACCCTGTACGACCCAACAATCTGAAGGGGTCTTTTGTGATGGTAGCTGTGCAGAGGGAATAGCTACTGCGATATTGTAATAATGAACCCGGATAACGAACACAATACAGAATGTATTATCGAGATTATGCACAATCATTTTCGGTGCAGTAAACTTGTAGTTCCCTGATTGCAATGCATCAGACACACTACGAATATCCTCGTTACCAAGATTATCCGATTCGATTTGCTCTAATGAGCGTTGCGGGTTGGATACCAAAAGCTCCGAAGCCAATGCTACGCTGTAGCTATTAATGTATTTTTTTATAGCATCGTGAACAGGACCATAGGTATTCAGTGGGTCCTGGTCTACGTATTGATGGAATGGCATTGTCTGCAAGTCAATGCATGTACAGTATGGAAGTAGTCTCATTTTGAGCATGGTTTTTTATCCTTGGATTGCTTTGCAATCGCTTCGTCTGCAAGTTTTTGTGAGAAACGGGCCATCTCCATGGCCTGTTCTTTGTTTATGAGACCCATCCTTGCCATAGCAAGGAGAGTTTGAAGATGCATTGCATGAGCTTGGATGGGTGTCATTATTGCGTATCCTTGGAGTGCATTGCACTCATTTGAGGTCGAGTAAGATGGTCATGACCGCCATAAACATTATGACGGTCACAGCCATTGTATTGATTGCCATTGCAATACACTCAAGCATTACGAGACCACGACGAATGTATTCGTAGCAGCATCGTAGCTCTTAATCTCCGCATCGGAGACTGATGCAAGCAAAGCTTTCAATGCAGATGCAGGCACCTTGATTGTGGTAGCCTTCGGCTCTGCATTAGGGGTAGCCTTCGGCTTACGCTTTGCAATGGTCACATGCTCAATGCTCTCGGCCTTCGGCGGAGTGGGCATTACAGTCGCAGGCTTTGGCTGTGAGCCTGAAGCCCGTTCAAGCTTCGCTTTACGCCATGCTGCATTAGCATCTTCCCGGCTAAAGCCGGCAGCTACCCGAATACGAACATACCTTCCGTAGGAACCGGTCCCTTTCATCTCCTCTGGAGATGGCATAGGGCATTCGCCTTGTGCAATCGCAGGCTTTGGAGCAGGTTTAGCCGTAGGCTGTGGGGCAGCCATAGCTGGGGAACCCAGCATCGGTGCAGGAGAGTCTTGCATTACGGGGGCAGGCTTAGCCTCCGGCTCTGCAAAGACGCCATACTGACGATTACCTACGGTACCCTTGGTCAGGGTCTTGGGGTCTGCACTAAAGCCGAAGGCTTTAAGAACCGCGATATTGTGAGCACCGTGCATTTGCCCAGGGCCTGCCTGCCATTGACCATCCCGACGACGACCACCCCAAAACATGCGCTTTGGAACGTGCATTTTGTGAGCAGCGCAATGGCCCTTAAGTGTTTCATCTTCGATGAAGATGCGACCCTGGCTAACTCCTGCAAGGAGTTGTCCGCCTGAAAGCATCCCGTTCAGTGTCTGCAAAGCTTTGCTTTGCATGTCTGACTTTGCATTAGACGCGAAGGCTACCAGAGGTAGACCAGACTTTACGCAGTAAAGGGTTTGTGGGTTGAGCTTGAGTGTGTTTGTGTTTGCAGCCATGATGGGCATGCCTCCTGTGGGTCCACTTGGGGACCGTGGTTTCAGCCGGTCAACCGTTGACTGGCCTCACGTACATGTAACCCGGCAAACCGAAATCCCGTCAAGGATTTTTTTTTAACCCTTTAGGGTTAGTTTTTCGATTTTGAACTGAGAGCCTCGCGTCCGACTGCGCCGCAGAGGCATCATGCGAGCATCACACACGCATCATGCACTCGACAGCAGCGATTTTCAGCATCAATGCATAAAGCGTAGCTTTAAACGCTCTCAGATGGCTACAGAATCGGTTTTTGGTTCTATCCCAAGGGATAGGGGGAGGAATGGGGTTACTGTCCTCTCAGAGCGAAATAAGGCTATCCGTAGGATAAATGCACTTTTGAGCAGCAAACGCGGGATTGCAATCGCGGGATGCTGTATGTGTGTGTGTAATGCATTATGCGCGTGTACATGCGGACATGCGTGCATCATGCGCGCGAGCAAGCCCCCAAAGGCGGGCGTCCCCCCCCGAAGGCACTTGATACTATAAGAAACACTACGTCTTCAAAAAATATCCTATTGGGAACCTTTTTTCGGTAGACACATCTAACGATACTTTTTTTGTGTTGCCCCAGTTTGCGTCGCTAATTACCATAGGGGTGGTGGTCGGGCTAGGGTACTAAGAGTAACTAAATATATTACTAGTATGTACTTATTATCTTAGAGAAGAATATATTAGTACTCTCTGTATTAGTACTCTACTAAAGAGTACTTGGAGGACAGATGGAGTACGAAGAGGGAGCAAAAGAAGTTTTACGTTTGCTCAGTTTGATTGAAGACAGGTTTGTGAACCATTGTCGTTTTTATTGCGTAGGTAAGATCGAGGTTGACGGGGTTTACTTTCGATGGAATCCCAGGGCTCGCCAGATTCAGTATCGTGAAGGTTTCGATGAACAGTGGGTTCACGCTGGCCGGGTATTTGAAATGGAGATCCCTGGTATTCTGGTAAAAAACATTCAGGCGCTGTATGATGCTTGTGTTGATGAACAGTCCAGAGTTGCTAAGGTTCTTTCTGAGGCTAGTAGTACTGGAAACAATTTTATTGATATGCTTTTACTAGAACAAAGTGGAGATAAGTAAATGCCGGGAACTTCTGATGCTATTGCAATCACAACCGAAGACATGCAGTTTGAAAAGGTTACGCCTGCTCAAGCTTATGAAATGGTTCAAGAGGCAATGAAAACTGGTCAAGATGCTTTTGATAATTTGTCTCCAAAGATTAAAAAGATGGCAAAGCAACATGCAGAAAAAGAGTTACCAGACGCAAGCTTCTCTGCTTACGAATAAGGAAATACAATGGACGAAATGTCACCAGAAATGAAAGCATACAAGCAAGTAAAGCAAGCTCTTTCGCAAGGGCAGGCCGCTGTAGACGCTCTACCACCAGAGGTAAGGGAAAAGGCCCTGGAGGTTGCCGGCGACACGGTAAAGGACGTAGTAGACCGCTCAGAGATGGAAGGCTACACCCCTGTGCCTGGAATGACCCCACAAGGTCTTACAGACGAGGCCCGTGCATTAATTACAGAGGATACGCTTAAGGCAAAAGAATCCGAAGACCTTGAGCGCATGAAGGCCATGATTGAAGCAGAGCAACGCTTACGATCAAAGATGTAGAAGGCTTAGTAGCCCTTCTTCTTAGGCTTTGAGTAAGAACCCTTGCGGGCTTTGTCTGCAAGGCCCTTGGCCATCTTCTTCTTGTCGCTTCCGTGCTTCATGCTTTCTTACCTTTAAGTAGACCGTGTTGGGCAGATGCTTCGCCTTTCGCCAAGCTTTTTCGTTTCTTTGTTGTAGCCGCTGCATATTTAGAAGGACTAACCTCTGAATGCATTGCGTCTGGCAGATATGGTTCACCAGTGGCGTCTGGTCCTTGAGTGCTGGGCTTACCAGATCGAGTGCGGTATTTCTTTGCTCCCCAATTCTTTAAGCTTTGCTGTGTTTTTTTAAGGTTCACTTGTAACCTCCGCCCTTTGCTTTGTATTGCTTTGCAAGCATCTGAGCTTTGCGGGCTGACCACTTTCCAGGTCTTCCGCCCTTTGAGCCAGCCATAATCTTCTTAAAAAGATTCTTTCTCATTGTGGGCTTTGTATAGTTGCCCGCCTCGTTGACGCGGCTTTCGCTTTTCTTAGCCATTACCACTTCACCTTGTTGGCCCAATACGCTGCGCTCATAAGGCCCTTAGAAATGTTTTTAGCGTGACGAGCCTTGAAGCTCTTTCGTTTTGCTTTCATTCGAGCAGTCTCGCCAGACTTAGGCTTACCAGCAGTCTTAGCACCCTGCTCTCCAAAACGAATAGTCTTTACTTTGCATCCCTCTTTGGCCACAACAATGTGACTCTTCTTTGGATGACCCGGTGTTCTCTTTGGCTTGTTTACCCCCTTAACGCCAGCGGCCTTAACCCTGGAGGCTACCTTTTTAGCGAAGTTCTTTCCACATTCAGCCATATTAACATCCGGTTACTTCGGGGCTAACGCCCCTCAGTATTGCCTCTGTGCCATTGGATTCGGCGGAGTAGCAGCAGATTGCCTAAATGCAGCTTCTTTTGCAGCATGTTCAGCAGCAGCCATTTGACTAAGACCAGCACCAATAGTTGCGCCAGCACCACCAAGAGCCAATGCTTTAGCGCCTCCAGCCCCAGCCATTCCCAGTGAAGCGGCCAATGAAGGCGAAGCTGCACCTGCTGTTGCAACAGTGGCTAAAGCTGCAAGACCAATACCAATACCTGTAAGAATATTCTTTTTGGTTTTTTGCTTAGTCGCGCCACTGCGAAGTCGGTCAAGTTCAGAGCGGGGCCTACTGGAGTCAGTTCCAGTTGAACCGCGCATGCCTTGTCCGCCTGGACCCAGGTTATCAGCAGGCATTAGGCATCTCGCACAATGTATTCAACATTACAAAATGTGTACTCTTTGCCTTGAGATTGAACTACTGCAAAGCGATTAGAGCCACATTTAAATGCAATTTGTTGGTATGCATTGTTGTAAGCCAATTGGTCATCAAACTTAAGTTCAAGTCGATCACTCGGTGTGACTACAATCATCTTGTACTCAGGCGCTTTTGGTTGCTGGACCTTGGGTGGTCGTCCTGGTCGTCGAACAGGTTGAGCATTGCTAATGTCTTTGACTGGATCGTCTTTTACAGTAACTTTTGCAGTTTTACGAACACCACTAGACTTCTTTGGTGCGGCAGGCTTCTTTTTCGGTGCGGGCATTTTTACCTCGTTAGGTTTTAAAAAATAGACATTAACATTTATCTGTTAAGCTACCTACATAGTTGGTAACACATAGTTACAGGCGTTAGTAACCCGTTGAATAGGTGTCAAGCATGTCAGACCAATCCAAGCCAACAGTAGATCCTCGGTTCTCTCTACAATCTTACCAGGGTATTATTCATGTTTGTGAAGACGTGTTGAAAAACTATCGTACAGGAATTCTAGAAAAGAAAGACGTAGACGCAATTATGTCGATTGTTACTGTATCTAGGCAGACCCTTTCTGACAAAAGTAGGTATTCACAAAAAAAGAATCCCGCTACGCCAGAAGCAGACGTTTCTCAAACGCTTACATCAAACGGTCCGTTTAATGTTTTTAATGGCGGTATTAAATGAGTTCCCAGGGTGGGCTTATACTTCCAAATCAAAAAGGTTTTTGGGATCCTGAAAAGTACTGCCACTTAAATAAAATAAGAGCTAAAAGTGGTGCGCTTGTTCCCTTTCAATTGTGGGATCATCAAAGAATTTTGGCTGCCGCAGTTAGGCAATGCTACCAAGATAATAAGTGGTTGGTTCATGTAAAACCAAGGCAGGAAGGTAGCAGCACTTTCTTTACGTGCGTTGCAACACAACATGCAATGTTTAGAAAAGGTTGTCGCGTTGGTCTTCTTGCACACAAAAAACAAATGGCACAAAACCTTTCAGAGATGGCCGTTCGTTTTCACAGGCATATGCCCGATTCTTTAAAACCAAAAAAGACAACAGGATTAAAAAGAACATTAGAGTTTCCGGGTTTAGACAGTCGAATGGTTGTCGCTTCTGTCAAAGATGAAGAGCCTCTTCGTGGTGAGACCGTTCAAGTACTAATGGCGACTGAGATTTCTGCTTGGTCAGAGGTTGCTGGACCAGAAGCATGGACATCCGCATTAAACGCTGTTCCAAGTAATGGTGGTTTTGTTATTGCAGAATCAACGCCCAGGTATCATGGAGATCAGCTTCATGAGCTTTGTATGGACTCAGAAAACCCCCACAGTAAGTGGATGAAGGTTTTTGTTCCTTGGACTTTTGTAAATGAGTATTCAGTTCAACCACCGCCTGGGTGGAAACCAGATTCTCTTATTAGAGAATACTCAGATCAAAATAATCTGACAGCAGCACAAGCGTTTTGGATGCAAACAGAAGGTCTACAAAAGTGCCGAAATAATATAGAAAAGTTCAGGGCTGAGTATCCGGTAAACGAACTAGACTGCTGGGTTTTAGCTGGAGAGTCCATATTTAACACAATGAAGCTGATGGACATGCTGAACTTAGTAGACAAAGGCACCGGACTAAATGCAGAAACAGAACCATACGTTGAGTTTTCTGCTCCAAAAGAAAAAAACAGATACTTAATATTTTGCGACCCAGCAGGATCTTGGTCACAAAGAGACATGTTTGGAGTTCAAATCATAGATATTGATAACTGTGAACAAGTTGCGGAGTACTTGGGACACAACGAAGCATTTAAGATGTCAGACAACTTGATAAAGTGGTCTAAAAAATATAATGATGCTCGAATTTATATTGAAGCAAACGGTGTTGGCGAAGCAGTTCTTTCGCACCTTTTAGCGTCTGGCTGCCGAAACATTTACCACAGAAAAGCAAGCATGAACTATAAAGGTAGCAGCACAAGAATCCCTGGTTGGTACTCAACTGCTAAAAGCAAAGCGCAAGCAATTAGTTTTTTGCAGGAAATTATTGATGACTCTTCTCTTGTTCTTCATTCAACAAGATGTATTCGTCAGCTAATTAATTATCGTGGACAGTGGGATAAGCTTGCCCGAGATTCTTCTGGTGGTCACTACGATTTAGCTGCATCCATGGCTGGAGCAGCCTGGGCCTGGAGAGTTGAAATTGGCGCTAAGTGGGAAAATAGAAAAATGTCAGATAGAGATATTGCCAATAAAAACTGGAAACGATTAATGAACAGAATCGATAAAGCATCTACAATAGGTGCCAACAGTCCTTGGGGTACCCACAGATGAATACATACGATGAACTTCAACAGGTATCAAAAGAAGAGCGGGAAGTAACGCGACTTGCTACTTTGGTTGCCCAGACAGAAGAAAACTTTCAAAAGCACCGCGCTGAAGAACTAATCAGAAATCTTGCTTACTATCGTGGTGAGTTTTGGATGGGCGATGGTTACTCAGTGGGAACTGCACAAGACTCTGCACGACACTACACGGCTATTCAAAATGAAGTCTTTCCGATTATTGATACAATTGCATCGTCTCTTGCGATGGACTTGCCTCAAGTTGAGGCGCTTGACCAAAGGGAAACGTCGTACAAAGTACCGTCCCGAAACCAAGACCCCACTTATGCCGGAAAGCGTGTTGCGTCTGCATTAAATTATTTTGCAGAAGAAGACTCATTAGATGAAAGTTTGCGCGAGCTTATCTTGCATGCGCTTATTTTTGATATGAGCGTAATTAAAGTAATGTGGTCTTCAGACCTTGGGCGACCAATCTGGAGAACAAAGCTTCCGTGGGAAGTTCATTTTGATCCAAACGCAAAACGCATTGAAGATGCAATGTGGTGTTTTGAACGATTTGTCATCCACATGGAAGATTTAAAGTCTCGCATTGAATCCGGCGTATACAGCCAGCCTAAGAAGACAATTAAGGGAGACACTTACCCAAGAAGCCTTGTCTATAACCAAATGAAGGATGAGGCTGAAATTAAGCTTAGAGAGGCTGGACTAAAAGAGTATGTTTCTTTAGTTGAGTTTTGGGACTTTAAACACAACAAGCTTTACCATATGCACCCAGACACTAAGCAGGTGCTTATGGAGTCAGAGATTCCTTATGGTCGTCCATACGAAGTATTGGTCTTCCATCCGGGTATTGGTCGTATTCGTGGAATTTCAGATGTAACCCTTGTTGCCCCGATTCAGCGAGACATCAATGAGCTTGTAAGTGCCCGTCGAGAAGTTGTTGCTCGTTTGCCTCGCCGCATGATGATTGATTCAAAGCTATTTCGTTCAGATGATGAGTTTGAGCGATTTAAGAATGCTCGAACGTGGGAGCCTACGTTGGTCCAAGGGCCACCAGATGGAACTATTGATCAGCACATTTTTGTTAGTCCAGAAATGCCTACGACGTTTGACTTCAATCAGCACCTTGGACAATCTGTAGACTCTATTCGTTGGCTGCCTGGAATGGCGGATTATCAACAAGGTCAGGTCCGTAATATCCGAACGGCAGCAGAAGCAAATATGATTCGATCAGCTATTGAGGGTCGTTTAGCAATTCGATCTAGAAAAGTTGTTCGTGTAGTTACGACTATGTTTAGAAAAGCGTTGGATTCCTTTAAGTGGGCGCTTGCACACAAAGAAGTCTCTGGAATTGAGATAGACAAAATTTCACGATTTGTGCAAGATGATGTTGATCCAAGAACATTTGAAAACGAAATTTTAAACAAGTCTCCTAAGTTCCGCTTGCTTCCGTTTAGCCCGCTTATGGAGGATAAGATTACTCGACGACGACATCTTATCGATCTTATTCAATACCTCTCATCCGCTGGTCCAATGTCAGAAGCAATCGACCAAAGCGAACTTGCAAGAGAAATTGTAGACTCATTTGGATTCCGACCATCGCTCGTCAAGAAAGATGCGCCATTAGAGTCTATGGGACAAGAAGAGGAACCAATCGATCCTGCATCAGCAATTGAAGATATGGCCGCTATGGGGGCAAACCCAATGATGGGAATGCCCGGTATGCCTGAAAATTAGGAGATAAAATAATGCCAGGTATAAACTTCCACGATTTAGCAAAGAAAGCGAACTCTGGAGATAAAGAAGCACTTTCAATCTTAGTGATTGAAGCGCCCCCAGGAATGATGTCAGACATGAGTCCAGAGGATTTTGCAAAGATGATTTCCGAAGACAAGTCAATGGCAGAAAAAATGGGAGGTATGGATCACTTCTCTAAAGACTCATACGATGCTTATGCAGATAAAAAAGATGAAAGCCACTCTGAAAAGAAGTACCCAGATGATCATCACGAAGCGATGAAGCAAATGGCTGAAGAGTTGTATAAAGCATCAAAGCTTCATGCCGGTCAGGCAGACAAGCTTATGGAAATCTGCGAAGAACTTTATGGCGACTCTAAGTCAGAAAAGTCAGAAGGTAGCGACTACTAATATGCCAATGTTTATGTACGAATGTTCTTCTTGCTCAAGCAAGTTTGAGGAACTGTTCCTTTCTCCAGGGGCAGAGACTGATCAAGCTGATTGCCATTCTTGTGGTAGTAAAGCTAATAAATGTGGAGTTCAAAGGTTTACTCATGTTGGACCGGTATTCGAGGGACTTGATGACTACTCAATTGCTTTTGGTAAAGAAGTAAAGACATACAAAGACATTAAGAAAATTGAAGAAGAAAATGGCTGGTCAAGAATGACTCGTGATTCTCAGAAGTACAAAGACTATGTTTCAAATAGTAAACAAGAAATGTACGAAATGGGTGAGGCATACAACAAAGGAAGTCATGTTGGGCTTGCTGATCACATTACAAAAAAAGAAATCCAAGATGGTACAGGCTGGTCGGACCACAAGTACCAAACCTGGAAGGCAAAATCAGACCAAGCAGAATCATTTGCTAAATCTGGAAATATTGACATTTCGCAAAAAGCAACCGCTAAACCAAAGTCTGTAGACTAAGGAAGTAATATGATCCCTTCAGCAGAAGAACTCGCAACGATGCCCTTAGATCAGCTTGAAACAATGCTGATGGAAGAGAGTCAAAAGCTGAGTGATTTACTCGCAACCGGTGGGCCGGAAACTATTCCAGCAGCGCCCCCAATGGAAGAACCCATGGCCGACCCAATGCCACCAGCAGATATGATGGAGGAAGAAGCTATTCCAGATATGGCAGTTTCTCCGATTATGAACGATGAAGTACCTTTAGATATGCTTTCTCCAGACATTATTCAGTCTGCAACTACTGCTTTAGTTGAGGCTGGCTTTTTGGATAAAGCAACTAATCAAATGTCTCCTGAGCTAATTCAGGTAATGCAAGGGGTAGCTGACTTGCTATCCCCAGGAATCTACAACTTAAATAACGACTCAGACCTTATGGAGTTTGTCAATGGAATCTCAAACGGAACAGTCCCAATTACAGCCCTCGACGGAGCAGCCCCTGGACCAGCAGGTGGAGAGCCAGCCAACATTGGACCTGCCGGACCAGCCCTCTAATGATTTAGATTCTTTAGAAGTTACTGGAACCGATGAAGGTTCTGAGCAGTCTTTAATTAATGCCGCTGAAGACAACCCTGACCTTTTGTCTGATCAGGAGACCCAGCAAGCAGAAGATGCTCCTCAAGAGCAACAATCTTTTGACTACAATAATATTAATGACATTGATGTTTCTGCTTTATCAGATGACGTTCGTGCTCATGTAGAGCCTATTTTAAATCTTGTTCGACAAGAAACATCTTTATTAAATGCAGAAAAAGAAGCTTTTGAAAATGCACGAAAAGAGTTCACCGAACTTATCGATGCTATGGAAAGCTCTGGATATGACGTAAAGCCTTTACAGAATCGTATCGATGAACAAAACGACTTCATCGAAAACATGTCTACAGACATGATTGACACCGCTTGGCAGGCTTTTACATCTACGCACCCCGAGTATGACAATGTTCCTGACAATGCACGACTGCTTTTTTCTCAAGAACTTGAACGTTTATTTGAGCGTCATGATGGAAAAACAGTCTTAGATCGAATGAATAATGCATATGATTATGCTTTATGGCGGTCTGGGGTTGACAAGAAAACCCTTTCAGGGCAAAAAAGTGTTACTGTTTCTAACGAAACAACAAAACCTCGCGTCGAGAATAAGAATGCTCCTAAACAAGCAGTCATTGCAGATGGACGAATCGCGACAAGCGCACCAATCCGAAGCGTTGACCAACTTGATTGGGGAGAAGTTTTAGATCGTCACGCACATCTCTTGGACAGATAAACCCATTTTGGAGACTAAAACATGGCTCTTTTAGAGTACGCAACACTAACGGTACCGGACGTTGTAAAGAAGTCCGTTGTCAGCTTCTATAACCGCGATCCTCTTTTGAAGGCTCTGCAAAGCCGAATGCAAGTAAAGCGTTCTGGTGGAACTAACGTTCGCGTTGTCCGCGTTAAGTCAGGTCACTCTGACGTTGTGGAAATCAACGAAACAAACCTTTCAGTTCCATTGGCAAAGCGTGAAACGCTTAGTTCAATGACTGGTGATTGGGCGAAGTACATCAAGCCCGTCATTCTTCCGCACATCGATCGTGATCGTATGAGCAGCAAGGAAGAGGTAAAGCGTTTTGTTCAAGATGAGTCAAACGCTGCAATGCAGGCTCTTCGCAATGACGTGACCCGTCAGATCTACCTTGGTAGCGTTTCCAACTTGCTTGGTCTTGCTACACTTAATGGTGCTAAGACTAGCGGTACTGCATCTGGGTTTGCTAATGGAGCGATTCAGTTCCAAGGTCCAGCAGCACAAGCCACTGAGGGTCTTACGTATCTGAATGAAACTCGTGTTCATGATACTACAAACTTCGTTGATAACTGGTTCAACCAGTTTGCTATCGGTACTCCAGGTACAACTTTCCTTCCCGCTGCGGAAGAGTTGAAGATTACTGCCGATACCTACGCTGACGACGAAGAGGGAATCTCTCTGGGTATCTTGGGTATTGCTGATCACGTTCTTCTTGGCGATGAAGTCCGCACTACTGGTGTCTCTTCTGGACCACAACTTATGTACACTGTAGATGACATTACTTCTGGTAAGGCCAACCCTACAGTTCACATTGTGAACGGTGTTCAGTACCATGCAAACCGTTGGATGACCGCTGGTTCGGTTACTGCATCAGCAGGCAAAGCAGTTGCAAACCCTGTTTACTTGCTTAACCCCAACACGATTCAGTACTGGGTAAACGCGAACAACGACTTCCGGGTCACTAAGTTCACGGACCACCTTGAGACATCGAACGTGGATGCTGATGTTGGTTACATCATCATGGAAATCCAACTTGCTGTGACCAACCCGATGGCTAACGGAGCAGTTGCTACTGCTGCTGTTAAGTCTGGTGATACCCCCTAATCAATCTATTGCCCCCTACGGGGGGCTTCTTTTTGGAGACTTCTCATGCCCGTACCTGATATGGTTTATCTTAGTACCCCTACGGATACATCGAGCACCGCCTACGGCGTTACTGGTGAAATTCGTGTCCACCTGCATCCGACCTTTGGAATGCAGTACTACCGTATGATTCAAAACAACCGAGGAAGCGCAATCCCTGCTGGTCAGCTTTGTGCTTTTGACACTGGTAACCCTCTTAAGGTTACTCTTGCTGGAGCAAGTACACTTGCTGCTTCTTGTGCCGGTGTCGCTGTTGTTGAGATTCCTGACGGTTACTACGGTTGGGTTGTTTGCCGAGGCCAAGTAAGTGCTGACGCAAGCGGAACAACTGTTGCTGGCGAAATGTGTCGTCCTGTTGCTGGTGGTCAAATTACCGCTGATGCAACGCCAAGTAGCTCTGTTGAAGCCGCTCAAATTATTGGGTTCTGGCCAGAAGGCAGTGCTGGTTCTGGTCTCAAGACTGCATACATGACTATTATCTGATAATAATAGCGACCTGCTAAGATCCCCTAAGAGTGGTATGCTCTTAGGGGATTCTTTTTTATAGAGGTTGATGTGAACTTAGCTGAAATTAGAGAAGCTATTCGAGTAAAGACTGGCTACCCGGAACGAGGAAAAGCTGGAACAGACAGGTTGAACAACACAATCAACCAGTCGTTACGAACTTTGTGGGGTGAAATACCAGAAGTTTTGCTTAAGTGCGAGCATCGTCTTCAGCTTGAACCGCCTCGATCACTCACAGTCGCTAGAGATTCAAATGATCCAAAGGTTCTGGTTGCCCCACGCATAACCAGTGTTGCCGATGCTCCATTCTCACCCGCTGAAGTTGAAAACAAGGTACTAAGCGCAAGATATGTTGAGTGGAACCACAATGGAAGGTGGTACCAAAGACGTATTGCAGAAGTCTACCTGCTTGGACAAGAGCCAGAGATTATGCCAGTCATTGTAGTTACTGAGCCAATACCGATAGAGGCTGCTAGCAGAACTACATTTATGAACTGCAACATATATACGTATGAATACCCGTATGATGCAGATATTCAGTCTATTAAGCGAATCGTAAAGAACCCCGAATCAAACCCACGAGAGATACCAATCTCCGCTGTAGGGGGAGAGCTTAGTGGAGTAAAGATTAGCAACGGTTGGCAAAGCACTGGCCAGATTCAGTACTACGCAAGAGGCGACTTTTATCAGCAACCTGCTCCACACTATAAACCTGAACTTAGCGCCACTGTCCGCCATGGCCCCTTTGAAAAGTGGGGATATGAGATAGGCTCAGGAGGCTTACCTGCAAATGAAAAAGTAGCGTATGGTCAGGCAGGAACTTTTTCTTATAAGGTCTGCCATGTTTGGGGTCGATTCCCCGAAGATATGCGTCAGATTGATGGTGGGGCAGATAATCCAGATGTCGGCTATCCATACTACATTTCATCACCTTCTCAAGAGTCAGATAAAGCCTCAACAACCTGGGGTGGTCCTGCTATTGAAATAAGCCTTCCAGACATAGACTATATTTACGGGTACGGACAAGACAACACTATTAAGTCTTATCAAAAGTCTGGTATTGAAAAGTGGATCTTTAGGGCTCGACACGAAACCAATACAGATGTTGCTCCGGGTGCTGTCGGAAGTCGAAACAGCAAGATTATGGAGGATGATGGCATCTATTACTTGTGGAAGGTTGTCGATGCAGAAACCACTTCTTTGTACGATGCAGGTCAAATGGACCCAGTTTCACGTAGGTACCCTCTGAAGGAGTTCATGGGCCACTATCACATTCGATTTGATAAGAGACCATCAAGCAAAGACCAGATTCTTATCTCATGTACACGACGACCACCGTTGCTTAAGAATGACAGTGATAGTCCAAACCTTCCACCTGAGTGCTATGGTTGCATTATTGAACTTGCATGCTCCTACTTGCTTGGTGATCGAGATGGAGACTTAAAAAGAAAGGGTCTATACTATGATGCCCACCTTATGGAGCTTCAAAAGCTTAAAAGAATGTACTCATTTTCTGGTCATGAGAGGCCAGCATTTGGAAATGGAATCAGTAGCATGAGCTACTTTAGGACCGGAGACTATCCAGTAACGGAGAAAACCTGATGTCATTTCCAGAATACCAAGGCAAAACGGTTGGTTTTGCTAAAGTTATGGCCGAGGTTCCGGTTTCAGATGGCAAGCTAGCATTTGAAATCATGAACTTTAGCCGCACCAAAGATGGCTTTTTAGAAAATCGATTTTCATTGATGCCTTTGATTCCAGACCAGTGGAATGTTTCTGGCTTTGATTTCAATAAAGATGAAATAGTTACTGCACCACCAGAGCTAAAAAATGTTTTAGCTATGCAATACATGCTTTTTGATGGTGAGTGTCCTGAGCTTTTGATTCTTACAAGAGATGGTGTGTTCAGGCTTTTAACGTCAAATAGAACTGGAAATATTCCTTACGGTTCAATTGAAACAGATACTACGTCATCTCGTGGCCTAGTTGAACAATTTTACTACGACTCTTCAAACAACAAGGTGTCAGTAAAACCACAGACAAAAGCAATGTTTCCTGCTCAAACAGAGGTTGTTGGAAACAGAATTTATTTTACGTTTTGTGATGGTGGTGCAGCATATGTATGGGACGGAACTAGGGTTAGAGAGTTCGGATACAACCAAGAGCCGTCAGGTCCATATGTTTTAGGTCCGGCTTCAACAGAAGCTAATGGTCCAAATACAGGCGGATTTAGCGATGGTGGCCGTATTGGAACACTAAACTACAACCTTACTAGTGCTGATGAAGGCGGAAACGCAGTCACCACTGGTGGGATTGAAGCTGGTCTTTTTTATTACGCGGTTGTTTATGAGAATGAAGACGGCGCATATTCAATGACATCGCAAAGAAGCAGTCGTGTAAATATTGGTTTTCATGTTGTTAAACCAGACTCACAGCATGCAAAGCATGGTATTCAGTTTCTTAAACGCAGGTTCTGGGTTTGCGACATTCCTAAAGGGCCCATTGGAACAAAGGCTCGTGTTTTATTGCGAACCATGAATCTTGCATCTTTGCCGCCTGGAGAGACTGGACATTTAAGATTTTGTCATAGAATCCCAAACAACTCTGCTTCAGAATATATGGACGATATTCCAGATTCTGAACTTGGATCTCAGTGGGACCACAGGCGTAATGTTCCAAACGGGTTCTTCTTTATGAAGTTCTTTAGTGGTTCGATGTTTCTTTTGAGGACAGAAAAGTACTCCTCTCGCGTTTGGTGGAGTGAGCAATCGACAACTACTGGTTCTATTCCAGAAAGCTTTTTACATAGCCACTGGCGAGACGTCTTCCCCGAAACAGGTCCAATTACGGGTGCATTTTCTGCAAGTATTAATGGAAAACAAGCATTGCTTGTCTTTAAAGAAACCGCATCACATTATGTAGCAGGGTCATACGCACAGCCAGGAACCGAAGGTTGGACCTTTGGTACTATCAGCACAATCGCAGGATGCTCAGGTCCAAACCTATGTCAATCATCACCAGATGGGCAGGTCATATGGTACGGAAACGGAACATTTTGGATGTTAAATACCGCAGAAAATGGTGGCGTTGTTGACATTGGAGTAAGCCTTCGGGGAAGACTTTCTAAAATCAACTCAGAGTATGAACAGTTTGGAGTTTCTTGGGTAGACAAACAAACAAAGGAAATGGTTTTTTGCCTTCCATACCGAGATTCAACAAAGCCAAATCTTCAGTTTGTTTGGGACTACGTAAGCAAAGGCTGGCGATTGCGTCAAGATATGACGATGAATTGTGTCGAACAAATCAACGACATGACTCTTGTTGGTGGATCTTGGCGAGGAAGAGTCGGACCTTCTGGCGATTTAGTTGAAAGCCCAGTAACATTCAATCCAACAGAAGATACGATTACTGAAGGGCTGGCTACACTAGAGCCTACAAATAATATTTATGTTTATCGTAGAGGCTACCCTGGGTACCTTCCAGGCTCAGATTTAATATCTACCTACAAAACTGGATGGACTGGATTTACTGAGTTCGGGCCACAGTTCCACGCATCACAGCGGGCTGCTGATTGCGTATTTACAATGCAAGAGCGTTCTGCTCGAATTGCTACTGTTAAAACATATTCAGATTGGAACTTTGATTCCCCCGTTACAGATGATCTAGAAGTTTCATTAATTCATCCAGAAAACGACAGTATTGATGTGTACGAAGGAAGCACACCTTATCTTTTAAATGAGGTAGAGAATGCTTCTTCTGGTTCTTTTAGCACCTCTGTATATAGGGAAAATAGAACTTATACTCACAGGCTTCCAATAGATGTGCCTTCTTGCACCGTATTCAGCATTGAGCTTACGTCTTCCGCAATATCAGAGCCCATGTCTTTAATTAGTATCGACGCTTATGGACCACTCACATCAGGTCCAGGTTCAAGAAGCCCTGCACTATACGAGAAATAAATGCCTATTTATAAACCAAAAGGTAACTTTAAAAATGAAGTAATCGACCCTGATCGCCTTAGTGATGATTGGGTATCTGCAAGAAATGTTGTTGAAAACGCAACATCATGGCAGTTCTTATCTCAAGAGCAAAGTGGTTTAGATTACTCGACACTTGCAAAGTCTGGCGCAGGCGTAAGCGTACTTCAAAAACAAATACACAGCTATATCGCCGCTGGCCAAAACAATGCTATTGACGGTACTTTTTTAAAAGGGCCAAACAAAGGCGCGAGGGGTTTTAGGCCCTGGTTGATTCCATACTTAAAAGGGTTTCAGGAAGTGTGGGATGGAGACTTAAATCTTACTTGGACAGCCACTTCAGAAGAACTTGTTTTAATTGGATACTCATCCTGGGTTTATCGACTTAGTTCGGCTCATGAAAACACAGGCAATGTAATAGGTGGAGATACGAGCACCGGCGGAGGCATAGGTCTTGATACATTCGACCCCGACGACCCGCCCCCAGGATCAACAACGCACCTTGGTGGAGATTTCTTTGGTGAGGAAATTAGAATAAGAATTAAGCTTGGCCTTAAATTAGATGGACGAATTATCGAAGGCTCTGGTCCAGGCACAAACGTTGCTACAAATGCACCTGAAATGCACTATGGCGCTGGGTCAAGAGAGAAGGGAATTGTCACATCTAGTCAATCAATCCACCTTCTTAATGCTGGAACGCATACTCTAAGCCAAGTTGCTGCACAGGCACCATCTACAGAAAGAGATCTTTACGAGTACTATAATATTGATGAAATTAAGTACTCAAAAGGAAAAGAAAACACCGGAGTAGGTGTAGTTAACTCTAGACTCTATGTAATTAGATTTCCTAGAGGAAAGATGCTTGGAGATTAAAGATGACAGATTATCCAAAGTCTGGTGATAGGGTACTAAAAAGTGACATCGAGAAGCTTCAAAAAAGCGTATCGGGAGTTGGTAGTTCACTTTACAAAGAAAACATTGCCAGGGGGGCCATTGGTCCTGATGTTTTAAATGACTCGGTTTTATATTGCGCTAGAAACTTTGGAATAAATGAGCGTGTTAATTACAAAGAAAACTGCAACATTAAATTTCCGGTTAAGTTCCCAGAAACAATTGTTGGGCCGTACTGGGGTGTTGATGTTGCGCCGTTTGACGACATAACTAGATACCCTCTCGCAGATATTTATCACAGAGAAGAGCGTAGGCGATGGACAGAAATATCGTCACACTCTTCCAAGAGACTATTAGACGGCACAGATACAAATGTCTCTCATTTGGTTGAAACAGATGATTGGTATGGTGTAGGAGACTATTTTTCTGCTACCGAGAATCCAGGCGAACACAGGCAATTCTCAGTTGATTTTGGAAAACGTTTAATGAATATTCCAAATAGAGGAAATTCATATTCTTTGTTTTTTCATGCAGACTTAAACATCTCAGAATCTTTAGATAACAACCTCAAGTTAGAACCAAAAGAATACAAAAGATGGCTTTGCGGTCATAGGGTTTGGACTGCTGTTATTTATTGTTTGCTCCCCAATAAAAACTCTAAACGAGTTGTTTGTTGGTCTCCTGGCCACATGATTGGCGCTAGTGCGTGTGAGGTTGCCTCTGGTCAACAGTCAAAGACGGGTCAGCTTCACTCTGCAAATCTTGCAATAACGCACTCATATACTGACATTATTCGTATTAACAACTCTTTTGTTACAAGGCTTTGCGAAGCTCAGGGTATCGATCACGTTGCAAGAAACATGAAGCTTGATGAAACTTCGTACTTTGGTTGGAAAATTGTCGGGGGCGTAGACCGATGGGATGACGTATCTGGTAGTGAAGGAAGCGGTCTTTCTGGTCTTGTTGGTGATGTTTCTTCAGGAGCAGGCCCAGCAAGTGGTTCTTTGTCTTACAGAGACGGACAGATGGTTGTTGTTAACGGAGGTTCTGTTAATATTATGGCATTCAAAGACCCGGATGCTCAGGGTCTTCTAGAGAGAACATCAAGCTTACTAACATATCAAAGCGAGTAGTTTCATGGCATTATTAAACGGAAACTTCTCAGCAGCTTCTGATTCAGTTGACATTGAAGAGATTTATCAGGAGTGCTTATATAATCCAACATCATTTATTAACGATGGCGGATCAGATTTTAGGCACACATTTGAAGCATTTAACGGTGGTCTAACCGCTGAAAATATTGCTGATTCAGAGCTTTCCCCCGAGACAACTCCTAATGGTCCACAAGGACAGTTTACTTCTGAAACTTTTAGGTCTGGGTCTTTTGCTCGTGGTTATTTCTTTGGGTTCAACTTTCCTGATCGATACCACCCCGCTCAGTTCACAATGGATAATGGTTGTGTAGACGATGACTTCAACCCAGAAAATCAGTATAGCAGGACACGACTAAGGAAAAGGTTTATGACCCCTTCCTATTCGTTGTCTGCAAATGTTTTTATACCTTGGGATTGTGTTGTATACGTAACTTATCAAGGATTTTTTGCGTCTAATGGAATCTGCGCCTCCGATGCGACAGACGCTTCAGGAACATTTAATCGTAAAACGTACATAGGAGATTTTTACGTAAATAGACTTTATATTGATGGTGAGTACCGGTATGGAACAGAGGTCCGCACTCCACCATCTAGGCGTAAACAAGATCCAATGACGATTGCCTTTGAAAACAGATTTAGGTGGCATCACAAAGCAGCAGCCGTTCACCTAACAAAAGGCTATCACGACTTTTCAGTTCTTGTGGGCGCTAACATTATTAGCAATCCAGATAAGTATGAGGGAACCGCAAAGCAGCAGGTGTTTTGTGGGTCTATTTCAATACTATCTATTAAGTCTGGTAAACAGGAAGAGGATGACGGAACGTTAGAATGGTATGGACGGGACTACCAAGAACCGCCCCCACCTGCACCACCAAAACCCGGTCAACAAGATCCTCCGCCACCACCACCACCTGCAATGTCAAACTAATTAAGGTATTAATATGGCTGAAGAAACAACCACAGAAAAGAAAGAAGCAGCAACAGCAGTTGATGACAAAGGTGTTGCCCAGGCTGCTTCAATTAAAATTGGTACCGATGCCGCCTTAGCATTTACAAAGTTTATGCTTCGTCAGCAGGCAATCAATAGGATGAGGCAGCAGCAAATGCGCGATGCTGCCGCCATTTCTAAACCAACGCTTACAGACAAAGATCTAGCTACAATTAATACTTTGTCTGATGCTGCCGTTCGTGAAGCAAAAGCTGAGATGGGTCGCGGTGGTAGCGGTTTTGATGCAGAAAGATTGCGTGCTGCAAGGGATAAAGCACTAAAGAAAGCAGCTACTTTCTTAAGCAAGAAGCAAGAGGGAGAGCTTAAGAAAAGAGAGAGTATTGCAAAAGGTATGCGTACTCGAATGGGAACAATTGCTAGTGCCCAAGAAACGCAGCGAATGGGTGTTGTCGATGATGTCGGAAAGCTTTTAGCCAACGAGGAGCTTGCAGCGTCCCTTGGAAAGCTTGGAGAAAGACAAAGAAAGAAAGAAGGCCAAGAAACCGAAAAAGACATTGGTGTATTGGAAGAGATTAAGAAAGATGAAGACGCAGGAACGAGGACGTAATAATGGCTGAAATCAAACAAGGTCAACGCTCTACACCATACGCAGGAGCGAATGTTCTAGGTGCCTATCGTGCTGGTAGGGGTACTCCTACTGGTACCGGACTACAGCCAGAAGCGGAACAAATGATTCGCTTGGCTATTGTTGGCCAGCTATCCGACATTCGTCGAGCAGAACTAGATATTGCCCGACAAGGTATTACTAGCTACTCAAACATTGCAGTAGCAAGACTAAATGCTCAGGCTGATGTCATTAATGCGGCAAGCAATATGGCACGAAGCCAGCAGATGGATCGCCAAACAACGCTGACATTGCTTACTCAATTAGCTTCTATCGCTGATTCATACTCGGGTATTGCTGGGCAGGACGTTCCAGATAAAGCTGCAAACCTTATTTCTACCTCGGGTCGAACCTTAACTCAGATGATGTCTGCTACATCAGGAACGGTAACACCTGCTGGTCTTGTAAAGCAAGCGACTGATGGTTCGTTTACAAATCAACAATTAGAAAATGCACTTACGTCTCAACTTGGTGGAATTGTTGGACAGTATGTAAACGTTATTGGACCCACACTTGATGGTGAGTTTCGTACTCCTGGTATGGATGTTCGTACAATTGTAGATACAAAAAATCGAGCAGAACACGAGGCTGTTGCTGGAGTAGGATTAGGGTACGACAATATCTTACGGTCTCTCCCAAACACTGATCTTGGAAACCAGTATAGAAACTATTTAAGTGACCCTATGGTTAGGGCTAGGGTTGAAGCTGGTGCTCTTGGTATTGGATATGACGCAAATAAAACCCTGAAAGCAAGTGACCAAGAGAAAAGTCAGGCCAACAATCTAAGGAAAGAAAAACAAAAAGAAATTGAGATTCTTCGGCGGCAGATCGAAAGCTCCGGTGTCTCAATGTCTCCTGGCCTTACAGATAGTTTAAACAATCTGTTTCAACAAACAGACGATATTATTGCTTTAGGTCCAGATGGCTTTGCAGAAAAGATGCAGAGCATGGAAACGCCTGTAGAAATGAGCGTAGCAAAGCAGCGTCTTCAGACATACTTAGATCAAATCGATAATCCAACAGATAAACTGTCAGAGTCTGTTGGCCGATTTCTGGCTGAGATTCCTTACGCAGAAAACTATATGGCCGCTATGGGTCTAAGCAGCCCCCTGGAAACTGTTCGGTACTTACGAAATAATCCAGAAGAGTTTCGAGAATACTACCGCATTGCAAGCAGAATCGGTCGAACAGACGATGCAGACCAGTTGCTTAGTCCAGACGCTATTCGTGAAAGATTGCGTGTTGCTGGCTCTTCAAATGCTAAGAGCATGTTCCGACGCAAGAACCTTACAAAGCCAGTAGAGCGTCTTGTAGGCTTCGGAATCAACAGGCCAGAAGCTATGAGGTACTTTGCTGGAAGCAACACTTCTGAACAACTTGATGCAGCAATTATTGCACTAAGATCTGATCCTGAAAGTTTTGATGATTTTGTTCGGGCGTCTTCGGATGCAGAAGATGGAGAACAAGTAACTAAAGAAACTGCATCAACAGCCCGAGCTTTTGCACAGTCTGTTCCAGAAGAAAAACGTGAACGGGTTGCCCGCGCTGCTGAACGTTTCCGTCGTCGTATTGGTGCTGCGCCCGAAGAAGAAAAGACTGGTAGGTTTGTTTTACCAGGGCTTACAACGGAAATGAGAGCAAAAGAAGAGAGGCCCGTATTAGATGCCGAGCCCGCAACTCCAGTTCAAACAAAACGCACATCTCCGAATATTAGTGTTGGCGGTGGTCGCGTAAAAAGCAGACAAGAGATTGAAGCAGAAATAGCTGCTGAAAAACAGGCTGAAGCCAATGCACGAAAAGAAAAAGTTGAAGCAGAACGAGCAAGATTGAAAGCAGAAGAAGAAGCCAAAAAGGCGCGTGAAGCAGAAGCAGCGGCAAATAGAGAGACTGTAGACCTTTCAACTGATGCAGCCAGCCAGCTAACTGAATTGGACGATCCTCGCTTAATGGAAAGCGACGTTAGTCCTGATGAGCCAGCAGCGCCAAGAAAACCAATTCAGATACAGGGTGACAGCGGATCACCGAATGTGACCGAACAGGATAAAGAAACCGCTACTGCTGCTGGAATGACTTCATTTTTGAAGGAAAAAGACGGAACATTGGTTGAAGTAATCCCAAATAAGAAACGAGAGACCCCCGCAGACAGATTTAAAAACAGCGGACTTGGCCCAGATATTAAGTCTGTTAAAAAGTGATAATTACAGATGGCTGAAAAAACACCGATTGCACCGGCTACAGAGGTATCACCTCAAACAGAAGGTTTTTCTTTTGAGCCTCCATCTGTTGATCCTATTGAAGAAGAGGTAGAAGAAGCCGAACAAAACGATGATGGCTATGCTTGGCTTTGGGATGATGATGAGCCCGAAGATCAAAACGATGAGCGGTATGAATATGTACCAAGCAAGCAAGACTTCTCTCGCGCCTGGAGCGATGCAAAAAAAGCCACTGACCCAATTTCTGCAAAGGTTGCATTATCTCAATCGTTTAGCCCAAGAATGCAGGATGACATCCAGAGTAGAGTTGAAGAAGAAAGCAACATTGTTTCTGTTCAAAGAGAAGAACAACTTCCAAACCTACTTAAAGAAGGCTTTGTTGGTGCCGTAGAAGCCGGTTCAGCCGCTGCTGATGTTGTTTCTGAATACACCCCAGAGCCAGTAAAAGAAGGGGCGTCATACGTCACAGACAAGGTATTGTCTTTTGGAGGAAACTTTGTCCTCCCGACTGTAGAAATGGTCGATGTTCCACGATCTGAAAGCTGGACAAAAACATACAAAAATAACGCAAGAGTCCTGCCAGACACGGGAACCTTTTCAGGGGATGCATTAGCAGATGTTTTTTCTAGTTTTGCTTCTGGAATAGACACAGTTTCAAGACTTCTTAATGAACAAACAGAGTTTGAAAACGAGCAGTCTGAAGAGCAATATAAAGAAGACATAGACATATTAGCTAAATCAATCTACTCAGCATTTGCTGATGGTAAGCTGTACAAAGCAGCAATAGAGCGAGAGGGCTACTTCGTTGAGCGGCCTGAGCTTTTCGGTCTACTTGAGGGCTCTAACGCAACTGGTGAAGACCTAATCAATATTGCATTTCCGATTGATGTAATGCAAAGATTGAAGGCAAACTCACCAAAATCAAGACGCGATATTGAACTTGGCGGCCCACCGGGCGGATACTCTATCACCGGAACAGCGGCAAACTTTACCGACTCTACGTATTGGATTGATCAACTTTCTAGTCCAGTATCTAGAATGGGTTGGGGTCTTGCAATGGAAGTTATTGCAGATCCTCTCTGGTTTGTTGGTGCTGCAAAAGGTGCAATTCAAGTCACATACAAAGGTACTGCTTACAATCTCAACCAGGGTGGTGCTCGCGCTGCACAAATCTTAGACAACTACTCTGGTGCGTCTGGTCGAAGCGGGATGCATGCACAAACGGTTGTAAGTGCTGTCATTGACTCTGCTGACGATGCTGCAAAGTCCAGAACCGTAATGAGGGAGGCAGCAGACATAGCCGAACAAGAAGCCAGAGCTAATATGGTAAAGGCTGCAAGGCTCTCTAGGCTTGCTGATATGGCTGATGATCCGTCAACTCTTCAGAGGTCAATGGATGGGCTGAGAAAAGAGCTTGAGAAAGACATAAAAGCTGTACAAAACATAGCCAAAAAATACTCAGGCGCAGAGTCTACTCCTGCCGTAAAAGCAAAGTACAAAAAAGCACTGCAAAAAGTAGAGGAAATCAAAGCTGATATTGCATCTCTAAATAAATTTAGCGGTAGACCAGACAAGGCAAAAGAGTCGCTACTTAATATGGCTGAAAAGCGAATAGCTAACGCTGCCGCTCACCGTGGTGCAGCCTCTGAGCTTAGATCTTTTGTTGAGCTAGCCGAGTCATCAACGCACTTAGGAAAAGCTGGAATCACAGAAGCAAGCTTATTGCCTGTTTTTGGAACTTGGCACATTCCATTTGGAACAAAGACTGGAACGATTGCAACTTCTAGTCAGCTACAATCCATTGGTTCTAAAATAAACAAGGCACTTGAGGGCCAAGACCAACTTGTAACAGCAATCAGAAAAGTATCTGAATCTACAGAAAAGTTGAGTATGAACTCAATCAACAAAAAGATTGCTGACAACCTATCTCAGGGCGTTGATACCCTTTCTGGTTTATCGGCGGGTGAAAAGCTTGCTTGGACAATGGGTCAAGGTTTTTCTAAAGCAAAAACTATATCCTACCGTGGTGCGGATCTTCTTGCTCGAATGGTCGGAACAAGGCACTGGCAGGCGCTAACAGCATCTAAAGCTATTCAGGCTGAAATGGCGTACTACGGTTCAAGAGAAGGCATCATGATGGGTATGTCTGGCTCTAAAGAACACATTGTTAGGATGAAAAGATTGCGTCCCGACCTATGGGAAAACTATCAAAACAGTGTCACAAAGTATTTAAGGTCTTTAGACGGTCTTTCTGCTGACGCAACTCGACGAATCGACATCCTGTATACAATGGCTGGAGGTTCAGATGGAAAGGGTGGTGCTCTTGCTGAGTGGAAAGCCGCTGTAAGAGAGCGGGATATTCCAAAGATTCAAGCAAAGCTTTCGTCCATCGATGAAGAGATTAATCGTTTATCAAAACTGCCCACATCTCCAGACGTAGCACAACAATTAAATGCTTTGAATAGAGAGCGTGGTCTTACCTTGTCAGACCTGAGCGCAAAAAGAAGAATCCTCGATGATGACTTTGGCGTAAATGAGCTAATGGATGAGGTTGCAGACCTTATTGAGACCGGTGCTGGCAAGATCGATGAAACGCCATGGCTAAAAGCTCTTACAAAAGAATGGTCTTCTATTGAGGCTTCGCTTGCAAAAGAACTAAAGAGGGACATCGAACAGGTTCGACAAGCTTTAGTTGCAATGGTTCGATGGGGTAAGGGCGAAAAGCAAGCAGCAGAAGATCTCGCTCGACGAATCGCTATTATCAATCAAGTTCTTGAATCAACCAAGCCATTTACTAACCAACAAAAAATGGCAATGGATCAGATTGTTGATGCATTAAATGTTCGTCTTACCAGCAAAAACGAATTGTTTAATGTTGTTTCAGAGAAGAAGCTGGCAGAGGTAATCTACCGAACCGTTAGTGTTTCTCGCGGAAGACCCTTTGGTGATGAAGTAATCCAAGCCATTGATGACACCTTGATGGAGGCATTCTCTGGAAACAGAGCCATGGTTGATGAAATCCTTGAGCTTGCTTCTGGTGCATATGGAAGGACTCCAGAAGAATCTTTAATCTTGTTTTCAAGAGATATTCTTGGAGAATATAAGATATTAAAAGAGTCTATCGAAGCTGGAAAGTCACCAGTACATGATTGGCAAAAGCCATATCGATCAGGCTTAGATGGTGAAGATTTAGTTCATCCAAACTGGGATCCAAATCATCCCCAGATTGGCGACATTACTGCTGATATGAGCCTACTTGAGTTTGTTAAATACATTGAAAACAAACCAATTGAATATGGAGCGGTTTTTGATCTTAGAAACGGTCGAATGGTTGGAGCATCAAAGGGTCAAAAAAGCTCTGTAGACATTAAAGAAAACATTGATGTTGAAGTTTTTGAGAAATTAATTGCTTCGGGTGAGATTCTTACAATTCACAATCATCCGCCTGGTTTTGCTTTAGAGTTTCTTAAAGGTTTAAACAAAGAATTAAAGTTGTTTACTCCAAAGCAACTAAAAGATATTTCAAAAAGTCTTGCTGAAAGCGGTGCATTTAGCTTTCCTGACCTGCTGAGTGAAGTAGCAATGAACTCACGCCGGGGAATCGTTGCTACACCAAATGGAACTCTCTGGATTGTTGACAGGCCAGCCGATGGCTGGAACTTTTCCCCAGGAAAATACACAGAAAGATGGGGAGAGAGAGTCGAAGCCGTAGAAGAGATGGCTGGACCATTTGAGCAACAAACAAACGCCATTCTTAAAGAAATTATGGATGACTTGCCAGGGATTTTGGCGTATATTCAAGACGATTTTGCTGCCTTAAAGAAGGCTTTTGATAACGGCATCATTACAGAACGACAGTACAAGCAAATTAAAAAAGCCAAACAGAAAGATAGTCTTCTCTATCTTATGTCTTACGCTAGGGAGTCTTACAATGAAAAAGCAATCGACGTCTTTGAAGAAGTCTTCGGGGCAAGACCCTATCGGATCAACCTTAAGGCAAATAAATTCGAGGAGCGCCCACCAATACGTAGAGATGCTGTCACAGGTGACATCATTGTTGAGCGAGACTATACAGGAAGCAGAATCAGGGAAGCCATCAGGCTCGAAAAGTTCCAAACGAAAGGCGCGATTACCGAGATTAAAAACTTCCGTTTAGGAATCCTTGGAAAAGAGGATCTAAACTACGCAAGAGAAATTATAGAGTCTATTGGATCGAACAAATTCCAAGATCTTCAAAACATTACTCGTGATTTTGTTGCAAAGCACTACCAAATTTCTGCACCAGATGAGGTCGTAGAACAGGCCGACATATTTTTAGATGAGTTGTTTACGTGGGTAAGAACTGACTACCCGGTCGAAACGTATGGTGGCGCAATATTTAAAAACAACCAACGAATCTCAAGAACAGCATCAGAATGGTTGGATGAAAAGCGTGCTCTTCTTGATATACCAAGTAGCGTTACCGCAGAAGAAATTACATCTCTGTTGAACAAGACTATTTCTTCTCGTCAGGCTGCATATTCTGCACAGACAAGACTTGACGCTTTAGGTGCTGGCCAAAAGTCGCTCAAGGTGAAGCGTAGTGGAGAGTCACCGCTGTCTAAGGGTGTAATCCGTAAGCGTGCTAACGAAATGCAGTCAGAGCGTGTACAGGACGTTCTAGATGCAGCTATGAAGTCGTCTGGTTCGCTTGAAGAAGTAACCGCAAAGATTCGTAGTGCATTTGATGAGTTGTTGGATGTCCCAGATGATGCGATTTACGCCAAAATGAAGGACGAAATGGCCGCAAAGCTGGCCGATATGACCTACAGAAGGAACTACAGCTTAAAGCCTGCACTAAAAGAGTCTAAAAAGGCTGGTCGAAAGCTGCTTAAGTCTGAACTTGCAGCACTAAAAGCCGAGCTTGCAGAAAAAATCCCAAGGCTTGAGATACCTGACGTTAAATCAGGGGAAACGGCAACAGTATACCTACAAGACTGGGAGATTCGTGTATGGGATGAGTTCAAGGAACTGACTCAAAACCTAACTCAAGAAGAAACACTTCTTTCGGCCTATGCTGCGCTTGCAAACTCACCCAAAGTCATCAACGAAAAAAGTATTGGTAAGGCGGCCTATGATGCGTTTAAAGAACGGTACAGGATCTTATCTGGACAGCGAATGGGAGATCTTCCAGAAGAGTTGAAGCCCGTAAAGGATGCATTCCTTTCTCTAATTAAGCATTACGAAAACATGTACCTTGAACATGGCATGACATTCGTAAAAAGCCCTGTTGAAATGCTCAAGCTTTGGGGTGTTGTTGACTATGTTCCTCACACTCCGATTCCTAGCAGAGATATTTTAGCAAATGGTCTTACAGAATCATTTTTGATTAAAGGCGCACCAAAGTCCTACAACCAAAGCCTTGACCGCTCTTTCGGTGCAGGGCTGGACCAGAAAAAGCAGCGACTTATTCGTGGCACAATGCGTGAAATCAACGCTGCTGCCAATGCAAGCGGAACAATGCTTGGGATTACCCCGAATACGCTTCTTGCTCGATACCTGAGAGCATCAAAGTCAATCTCAAATCAAGAGTTTATGTACAGCCTATTAGCTGGAAAGGTATTGAAGCCAATCAAGCCAAAGAGCCCATATGACAATGCTCTTGAGTTGATTGCAAAAAGAAGAAAGATGGCTCTTGATGAGGACATCGAAAAGATGGACCCACAGGCACTAGATAAACTTGTAAGGGCAAGCGCATCTGAAGCGGAGATCAAGATTCTGGATGATCTCATTCCTACAGTTGGAACAGGTGAGATGGTTCCAGCAGCGCAGCGTGCTGCGGATATGAACTATGTTCCTATTTTTAAAGATGCATCTAAATCTTTAAGCAATGATCTTTTGATTAATGGGAATGCCGCTGATTGGGCAAAAGCAAACCTTATTCCAAACCAAATGGATGATGTTCTTGAGGAGGCTGCAACCTACTCTAAGACACAAAGAGAGGACAAGTTTGCCAAGTTTACTCGTGACACACCAATCATTAGACAAGCAGATGAAATCATTAGTGTTGTCTCAACAATTCGAGTAAACAACTACAAAAATGGAGAGCCACTTTACAATGTTCTTTCTCGATACCAAGACGAACTAAATGTAGAGCTAAATAAAATGGCTTCTGTACTTAAGAAGCGGGGTAAATCTACGGATGAGATTGCTGCTATTTTAAGTAAAAAGAAACCAGCGATGGAAAATAATGCCTGGAATGCAGTAGCAAAAGAACTAAATGGCATGGCATATGACCTCGGTCTTCCAACAAGGGTTCATGGTGGAGAGGCGCTTCGTACTTTTTACAATCAAACTGATGAAATGTGGAACCTATACGTTCCCAGCGTAGTGAAGCAATCAATCGATGACCTTTTTGCTCCGGTAGGAGAAAAGGGAAAGATTTACAAAGGAATGAAGCGTCTCAACGATTTCTGGAAGATTCGAGTCACAATCATTGCGGCGGCATTCCACGCAAGAAACCACTTATCAAACAAGTTTAGCAACCTGCTGGATACGGGTGTCCTTTCTTTAAACCCTAAAACAGCATTTGATGCTGGTCAGCTTTCATCATTAGTTCACTATAGAGATCGATTTGGTTCTATTTCTGCTGCTAAGAAAGCCTTGTCTGCACCCAGAGGAAAAGCAGAAAGTGCTTGGAGGTACAAGAAACGCCAAGCAGAAAGAAGCTTACTAAATCAACTTGATTCTGGTGACCTTTCGTATGACTTAGGAGACGGAATCTTTCGAGATGCTGATGAAGCACTAAAGATTCTAGAAGAAAACGGTGTCATTGCAGGAAGTCTTCAGCAGTATGTTGATGTAAACCTTTATGAAACCAAGCTTGCCAATATCTACAACTCTGCTGGTCTTGAAAAAAACCTAAACAAAGCAAAGCGTTACATCAGTGGCATCGAAGATGGCGCTATCATGGCTTTGCCTGGGCTCATGACAGGCATGGTTCTTCCCATTGGATTACCAAAGAACCTTGGCTCTGCTATTGGTAGAAGTGTTGAGAATCAAGCTCGTCTTATCAACTTCATGACCAACGTAAAGCAAGGCAGAAGCTATTCTGCGGCAGCAGAGCAAGTAAATAAGTTCTTATTCAACTATCGAGACCTTACTTCTGTTCAAAAAGATTGGATGCGTATTGTATTTCCGTTCTTTACTTGGACTCAAAAGAACGTCGCTCTTCAGTTAGAAATGATGCAGAAGAACCCAGTGTTCTACTCTCAGTTCCAACGTCTATTGATTCATGGTGGTCCAGAAATTGTTGAAAGATACAACGCAGAAATTTCTGGAACCCCATACGTACCCGAAAGAAGCTCCTCCAGGTACTCGATGGCATTTAGGGATGACCATGCGAGGAACTACATTCGATTCCCTGTACCCGGTAAGCCTGGGTTTTATGTAGAAGGTCTTGGTCTTCCACAAGAAGCCCTATTTGATCAGCTTGAAATGCTTTCACAAACTAAGAATTTATTTGCAGAAGAGCGGCTTGATAAGAAACAAAAGGGATTGAGATTCCTTGGACAAACCCACTTTCTTACAAAGCTTATGTATGAGAGCATGCTTTCCAAGCGAAACACTTTCATGGATATGCCAATCTCTGATATGACCAGTGGTCGATTTGTTGGTCAAGTTCTGTCGGGAGTTAGAAATATTCCGCTTGCTGGACAAGGCATTGCAGGCGCTCTTGAAGACATGACTGGATACACTGCCCATCAGTACTACAATAGTAGATATGGTCACTTTATGGATGACATCAGAGTTGATGGACATGCGAATCATTTGTTTCAAAACCTGCCCTGGGCACGAGTTTTAAAAGATGCTTCTGCTGCATCCATGATGTACAACGCATCATATTTAGACAGACTTGATCCTGAACTCAGGGGAGAGTATCTACAGCCCGACAGCCTTGAACCTTTAAGCGATACATTAAAAATATTAGATGCCTTGACAGGTATCAGGCTTATTGCAGAGAACAAAGAAGCGAGAAAAGCTCGTCTCGATTATGATATGAAGAAGAGGTATGAAGAAGCATTTAAACGTGCTGGCGTAACCGGGCAGTTTCCCATTGAATATATAAAGGAACAGTAAAGTGAGTATTCGTTCATGGAGTAGGTCAGCCTATTCGTATCATCACAATTCTACGTCTCCCGCCTCATTAACAACCTCTTATCAAGTGTTTGAGGTGACGGAAGATCTTTTAAATTCACCATCATCCGAACGAGTTCCAGATACCTGTAATATTCAATCAATCGAGTTTGAATTTACGACCAAAGGCAGCGCGACAAGCGTAACGATGTTCTTGGCAAGGGATTCTTCAGGTAATGCAGCTATTACTCCACCTGGAACAACAGGAGCTACATCTGCTATTGGCTCTGGTTTAGTAAATACAAAGGGTTCTGCGATATTTTCTATCGATAATGACTACCACTTTGACTCCAGTGTTTCTGGCTCTAAAACCGGAAGTCTTTATGTTCTTGCGAAAGTAAACGACGCAACAGGAAGCCCTGCTGCAAACATTCGTATTAACTGGAGGGGATAATGTCTGATGTTTTTGATAACAGTATCTCTGTTGACGTTGATGGAAATGCCACGATTAGTGGTGATCTGACGGTTACCGGAACTACAACAACTATTTCAACAACAAATGCAGTCGTATCCGATAAACTCCTTGAGTTGGCGAACGGGGCTTCAGGCACGCCAAGTGGAGACTGCGGAATCATTATTGAACGTGGCTCAAGTGCAAACGCGGCAATTGTTTGGGATGAAAGCCGTGATGAATTTGTTTTAGGAACAACCTCTGCAACTGGAGCAAGCACTGGTGATCTTACAGTCACGCCAGGAAACGTGTCCGTTGAACGTATTGGTGCAGGAACAGAGCAAGCAGAAGCTGAAATACACGCAAAGCGGGATGCATCAAGTGGTGGCACTTACTCAAGCAACGCCCCAATCATTATCGAAGATGATGCACGACCTGCATTGCAGTTTGTTGGTTCGGCAAACAACATTGCTTTGATTGAGTTTGGTGACAATGCTGCTGCTGCGTCTGGTCAACTTTACTACGACCATAGCGCCGACAAATTACGGGTAGACTGCGGCGGTAACACAGACCGTTTGACTGTAGATGCATCCGGTAACGTTGCTGCTGCTGGCACTGTTACTGCAACCGGTTTCACTATTGGTTCGGCGGCTATCACAGAAACGGAATTAGAAATCCTTGACGGTGCTACCCTTACAACCACGGAATTAAACTATGTAGACGGCGTGACAAGTGCGATTCAAACGCAACTTGACGCCAAACAAGCTGCTGATGCGGATTTGACGGCTTTAGCGAGTTGTCAGACGGGAGGCGCATCTGCACTTGCGGCATTGACTGCAACCGAAATTGGCATTCTGGATGGCGCTACACTGTCAACGGCTGAACTTAATATTCTTGACGGAAAGTCTTTTTTAGACGAAGACAACATGGCAAGCAATAGTGCTACAGGTATTGCAAGCCAGCAAAGCATTAAAGCATATGTTGATTCCCAGACATCTGGCGCTGGCAACATGGATAACTGGATTCTGGAGGACGACGACGGCACCGAAGTCACAGTATCCAACGGTAAAGAAGTAAAGTTTATCGGCTCTGGTATTACTACTAACTTTACAGATACTGATAACGGCACAGATGCAGACCCATACGATCTTACATTTACAGTAGATGCCGCACAAACAGGCATTACTTCTATTGTAAATAGCAGCCTTGAGATTGGTAAAGACGCAGACAATCGCATCAAGTTTGGTACAGACAACCAGATTATCTTTGAGGTTGATGGTGGCGACAACGTAATCTTTAAGACAAGCGGTGAAATCGAAGCGTCCTCATTGGATATTAGTGGTGATGCAGACATTGACGGTACGCTTGAAGCCGACGCAATCACAGTCAATGGAACGGCGCTTGATGAATTTATTCAAGACACCGTTGGCGCAATGGTTTCATCGAACACTGAGACTGGAATCGCGGTCACTTATGAAGATGGCGACGGTACACTTGATTTTGTACTGGCCGCAGTAGGTACAAATGCCATCTCAGATGATGCAGTTACCGTGGCTAAGATCGAGGATCTTGCTCGCGGAAACATTATCTACGGTAATGCTAGTGCCGAGACAGCGAAGTTAGCTCCAGGCAGCAATGGGCAAGTCCTTACTAGCGATGGCACCGACATCTCTTGGCAAAATGCTTCAGGTGGCGGCACAGCAGTAGACGACCTAAACCTTATTCTTCACACTCAAGTTTTTTCGTAGGATTAAATTATGCCAACAATGTCAAAAGAAGTCCTTAGCGGATCCACAAACGGTAGGGGCATCCTCGTCAATCAAACTGCCTCAAATAACGCTGTCACAATTCACACAGCAACAACCGGTGGCAGTAATACTGACATCGACGAGATTTTTATCTACGCTTCAAATCCGACCACTACCCAGAGACTGTTAACCATCCTCTATGGCGGTACGACAAGTGTTCAAGATGAGATCGCGGTCCAAATCCCCGCCCAGACGACATCGCTGGTTGTTCCTGGTCTAATACTCAGAGCGGGTCTTGAAGTAAAAGCGATATGTTCGGACAATGCCTCAGTCACTCTTCACGGTTTTGTTAACCGAATCGACCAAAGCTAATGGGTAAACGTACACGAATCCCTGGGCCGATTGCCAGAGACCAAAACTTAGGTAACTCTGGTAGACGCGTTGAACCGGGTATCAGTAAGTGGCAAAGCCTTGATGTCAATGATGGCAGTTGGACCCTGTACGACCCAAACAATACCCTTGTTAGTTGCTCAACCAGCACATCTGGTATGCGTATACAGGTAAATAAAACCAATAATAACTTGCGATGGAACAATACTAATCAACAGCTTTATCGATACCATCGAAGGTTGGTTGGTCCAGATGGGGAGTTCCTTTCTTGGTCTGATTTTTTCAGCGTAGACATTATGGTCAAGCTGGAAACTTTGCATGCTAATAGTAATGTAAGCAACAATGAATGTGACCATCATGGCGTTATGGTAGGTATTGCAAGCAATGATGTCACAGACTCTGTAAGCGCAATTAACTGGGCTGGTGCTGGTCCTTTAATGCACTACGATGATTCTGCTGGATTGCGTAGCGTTGTTGGTGGTGACGCTCATACTATTAATGACCAAAACGCAAGCTGCGAAAAGATTCTTGCCCATATTTCTGCTCCTCTTGATGAGGGTGACGCTGACGGTAACCCCAGCACTCGACATCTTTATTGTTTTTGTATCGATAGTAATGATCGAATCACTGGCACAGGCAATAGTGCAGACGCATCGCGACCTAATGTTCAGACTCATGAGTACACAGGAACAGACAATGTGTATTTGTTTTTAGCTGGCAACTTTGGATCAACAGCCAACACAGGTAGCATCGATAACCCTGATGCTACTTGGAAGGTCTGGTATAGAATCAACCAAGCCAGAGACCGTATTGCACCATCTTACATCCCTGGCGGCGGCGAAAGCGGCTGATTATTATTAATATTACTAGATTATAAGGAAGAATTAAATTATGGCTCTTAAGGTATCAGGCTTCAGTAGTGCAGCTTTATCGTACAAAATTGTTCATTTTGATAATCAACAAACGCCCACATCTGCCATTAATGAAAATGTGACTGGTACATCTGGTCGTTGGTACTCTATTGATGCAGACAACAAGTCTGGGTCTCCAGTTTACGTTCGATTATCAGACGGTGCAGCGCCTGTTCTTGGAACAACTGCGGCTGATTGGCAGTTTTTTATTCCTGCAACAACTAGTAAGCGCATTGAAATCCCAGGTGGTGCGCCGTTTAACATTGCTTTGAACCTTTGGACTGGAAGCAATAGCGATCCAAAAAGTTCTAATGCTCCTGCCACTAATGGCGTAATCGTAACTGTTGTTTGTTCTTGAGGTGAACCATGGCTGTAACTGTAAGTAATATTGCTGATCCGCTTGGATCAAAACTGATCATTGATAATGATTCTAATGCAACAGCAGAGGATGATGTCACTGGTGCAGATGCAACTATTATCTATCAAATTGAAGTAGATAATGGACAAAACAATGTTCCTGTCTATACAAAACTTGCTGACACTGGTGATGCAACTGCTGGTACGACAAACCCATACGACATGGTAAAGGTCGCTGCGGGTCAAAAGGAAAGCTACATTATCGGAACCGGTTTGTCTTATGGAAACCTTTCGTTTTGGACTGTTCTTAGCCCATATACATTTACGTCTGATAACAGCAATGCAAACCAACCACCTGGAAGCCAGGTAGTCGTAAAAATCTTAGGAACTTGAGGTAGTTATGTCGTTTTTAAATGCTTTATTTTCTTCTCAAAAACGTGTTTCATGGCGTCGTCTTGCCGTTTTAGTGCTTGGTAGTTGCTTGCTGATGGCTGGGTTGGTCGATTCTGAGCAGTGGCTGTACCTTAGTCTTGCATATATTGCAGGAGACTCGGCAGAAAAGGCGATGTCGGCCATCTCTAAGAAGTCGTGAAGACGTTTTGGAAATGGTTGGTAGGCGTAGTCACAGCAATTGTGGCTGCGCTTTTTATTTTTAGGAAAAACAAGAAGTCACCTTCAAAAGATAGTCCACCCAAAAATCCCATTACAGAAGTTGTTGTTGAACAAATTAATGACGACCTGGAGGAGGAGGTAAGCAAAGTTAAATCTGCTGTTGAAGGCTCAAGCGCAGCAGAAGACTTGGCTAAACTCGGAGACTTGAGGAGTAGAAGTTGATTTTACTTTTTATGATTGGTGCTGCCTTGGCTTTATCCCCTTTGCCAGAGCGTCCCCCGCCACCACAAAAAGTAGCTGGCGAATGCAGTCTTAATTTTCCGATTAGTCAGGGTCAGCTATTGCCGGACGGTATAGCCTCTTCATCTGTCCAAGCACGCTGTTCGGCGGTAGCTGTCCCGCTTTCTCAATATGCAGACCTGCTCAATACAGAGCAGTGGTGTCTTGCTGTAGACAAAAGATATGCAATTGATACACGCTTGTTGATAAGCGAACTGGACTGGTATAAAACAAAGCTTGCAGAAGAAACAAAACAGAAACCTTTTTTAGAAAGGCCCGCAAGCCAACGATGGATTGGTAGAATAGAAACACTAATCGTCGTTGGAATAGTAAGCGCCAGTCTAGGCGCAACTTACTACTACAGTTCTGGAGCAGGAAAATGACATTTAAAGACTTTGCCATCCCTGCTATGACAATAGTATTTGCTGCGGGAGTATCATTTGCATCATTTGAATCTGCTGCACAAGATGTAGAAGATGTAGAAAAACGTGTTGATGATCTTGAATCTAAGTCAGGCAAACAAGAAGTTGTTGATCTGAAGATTGAAGGTGTAGAAAAGCGTCTCGATAAGATGGAAGAACTTATGGGCAAAATGCTTGAAGTTCAGCAGCAACAAGCCATTAATCAGGCCAAGATTTGCGCCGCCACTAATGCGAGTTGTAACTAATGAGACCACTTATTCTTGATTACGTCGATTCCCTTGGACACGCCGTTTTCGAGAATGGTGAATACAACTTAAACATCATTGGTATTCGCAGCAAAGACCACCAAGCCAATAGCTTTGATGATCGTATATGTGTGGCATTTAAAGACGAGCAGGGTTGGGTTGTTCGCACTTGGGAATGCACTACTGAGCCTGGACGTTACTGGCTTGAGAACCCCAGCAATGTAAACGGAACTGCTATCCTTGTACCGGGTCAGTATCGATCTGTATGGAAGATCGACAAGCACCAGGGACGATACGATGCGCTCTGTCAGAGGAACGGTACGGTCAAGGTTTATCGGGACGACAATAAAGACGACATTATTGATCTTGATTTACAGTCTATTACTGAAGGCTATTATGGAATCAATATCCACAAAGCTGGGTCAGCGTCTACACAAGTAGACAAGTGGTCTGCTGGGTGCCAAGTATTTAGTCACAGCAAAGACTTTGAAGAGTTCATGAGCATTTGCTACGCTGCAAGGGAGAAGTGGGGCAATAGCTTTAGCTACACGCTTATTGACGAACCGGAGTTCTAATGGAAGTCCTGGTTGATTCTTTACTTTCAGACGGACACTTAGGTGTGTTTGCTGCGTTTCTTTTGTATCAGTTTGTAATGATGCAAAAAAGACTGGATAAGCTTGTGCTCGGATTTCAAGAGCAAGTGGATGAAATGCGTTCGGAGTATGGAGAGCGAACAGAACGAATGAGAGAGCGGTACGACAATGTAATTACAGAGTACCGACAAAGAGAAGACAGCCAATCAAAAGACTTTCTCATTACAAGAACAAAGGTTCACAATGACATCGTATCAAAGTTAGATAGGATTCTTGAAAGAAAATAATCTACTTTAAACCATAGTTATCTTTTGCCCACCCACTACCACGCAAAAGAAATGATGTAGCAGAAATAAGTTTTTTCATGTCCTTATCACTTGTACATTTACAACACTTTGGTGGATCATCAGATAGCTTTTGAAGCACGGACGTTTCAAAGTTGCACTCAGAACATCTGTATTCAAACACAGGCATATTATTTACCCCTTTGTAAGAGCATTTCTTAGCATTGTATGGCGGCATTGTTTTATTTTTGAGCATGTTTTGCAAGTAATGTGTGCGCCATTTTTGCTCCATCCTCTGGGCAAAAAGTGGTTGTTGTCTCTTTTTGGGCATGTGACTGGGAACTTACGTTTACACTTGTCACATCTTACGTATGTCCGTATTGCACTAAGCTCTATTCTTTGCATTCGTTTAGTGAACCAATAACTTTTAAACAGTCTCGTGTTGACCACTCTAAAATGTTTTTTATTTTAATGAACGTCGTGACTGATGGCACGCGCTGGCCAGACTCGAAGTAGCTCACGGATGCTGGCGTCACGTCCAGGCGTCTCGCAAGCTCGCGCTGAGACATGCCCAGGTCACGCCTACGAGTCCTGATCACGTCGGAAAAAACCAAGGCAAAGCCTTGGTTCGGGTCGTTTTCGGGGTCTTTCACTTGCACCTTCCTTGACCCTGAGTTAACCTGCCCCAGTCGGCAAGTCAACCGACCAAGCTCAACACCCTGCCATCGAGGCTCCAGTGAATCTCAGACCCAGCCAAACCGAACGTCAAGTACTAGGTACTCTATTAGTAACTAATTCTAAATTATCTCTAATTGAGGATGTAATTAAAGTTAATTACTTCTTCGAAGAGAAACACCAATTATTGTACTCTTGGATTTTAACCAGAGTTTCCGAGGGTAAGTCAGCAGATACAGTATCGCTCGTTGAAAGCGTTGGACAAAATACTATCAGTAACTTTGGTGGTATCTCTTATGTGTGCTCTCTTGGTGATAACACCATCATGGGTGATACAAATCTTCGCAACTATGCAAAGCGAATAGCTGAGTTTCACAGACTTAGAAAACTTAGCTTGGCAGCAAAAACTATTCTTGGTCATTTGGATGACCTGTCTCTTCCTCCGTCTGAAATCATTAATGTAGCTGAAGCTACGATACTTGATGTAAGTGGTGAAAGCGATTCGATGGAAGGCATTCTTTCAATGAAAGAAGCTGCAAGTGAGCGTAAAGCATCTTGGGGACGAATCATTGATGGTGAAGAGGTTGAGTATGTTCCTACGGGATTCAATACATTTGATCAGCACTATGTAGGTTGGCCCCGTGGGTACATGACAATCATCGGTGGTCGTCCAGAGATTGGTAAGACCATGTTCTTGGTGTCTGCTGTGCTCCGTGCTGCAATGACAGGCATACCCCAGGGTGTGCTATCCATTGAGATGCCGAGATGGAAGCTGGTGGACCGTATGGCTTCAATCATTGCTGGTGTGCCCATTACTGCCTTGCATGAAAAGAGTGCAAATGAGACAGAAGCAATCATGGATGCAGCAGACCTACTATCTAAGGAGCCCATATTCCTTGACGACTCCTCCTCTACAGCAGATTCAGTTGAGTCTGCTATACGTAGAATGGCTCGTCAGCATAAGTGCCAAGTTATATGGGTAGACTACTTACAGTTGATAAGGCCCCCAGCACACTTACCTGCAAGTAGAAACAGGGCTTGGGAAGTAGACGAGATAAGCGAAACTTTACGTCGTTGTGCAAAGCAAGAGAATGTTGCAATCATATCTTTGATGCAGCTAAATCGTGGGACAGAAGAAACCTTTACGGAGGGCCGAAAGGGTGTCCCAAGTTCGCATCACTTTAGGGGGTCGGACAAACCTTTGCATGACGCTGCACTTGCGTTTGGTTTGTACAGACAGTTCCAGTACAAGAAACCCAAGAAGGTTAACAACGAAGATTATACGAACGATGAGTTGGCTGGAATGCACCAACCCTTTGAACTCATTGCTCTCAAGAGTCGCGACCACTCTAAGAAAAACGTAGTCCTTTGGTCGAAGCTTAGATTGCAGCGTGTCTATGACTCTTGCGATGAAGGCTTCAAGAAACCAAACTGGTCTCCAGATTTTGTAGAGTAATGGGAAAGAAACGTAAGACGGCGGATATTAGCGCAATGTCTTTCAAGCTAAGACTTCAATTGCTATCAGCAGCCAAAGGCAAAAGCTTAAAACAAATACATTCGGAAGCTGGTGTGAATCCCCGACACACCAGAGACATCATTTCACGGGGCAAACAACCAACCTTTCTACTGTTGGAAAGGCTTTTAAAACCGCAAGGCATATCGATTCTTCGATTTACCGGAGACATCAAAAGCTTTGCTTTATTTCTCAAAAAGGAGAGTAATCATGGAACTTGATTGGAAAACTGTATGCAATAAACTTGCTGAACCATTCGCAGATGAGGATGTGTTCTGGCGTGTAGATAGATCGTTTGGTAGCTGGGCACGAGTGCTTTGTTATCTCGATGCTCGCGCTGTAATGGACCGCCTGGATGCAGTAGTTGGTCCGCAAAACTGGCGTGATGTTTATGAAGAAACGCAGAGTGGTAAAAACATCTGCACTCTTTTCATTCGTGTTGGTAATGACTGGGTAAGCAAAAGCGATGGCGCAGGCAATACAAACATTGAAGGCGATAAGGGTGGACTGTCCGATGCATTCAAACGTGCAGGAGTAAAGTGGGGCATTGGTCGTCACTTGTATTCATTGGGAGAAACCAAGGTAAACCTTTCAGAGCAGCGGCCAAACTGTCCAAAGCATTACCTTGTTGTTGCAAGTAAGAGGGGGGAGAAGACTAAGTACGGCGTTGCCCCATCAATACAACAAATGCAAAGTCACTTGTATCCACCGGACCCAAGAGATGAAGCACTTGAAAGCATTCGCTCTGTCCTTCGCAGTGAGTCTGTTTTGCGTGAAAGGATTCCTATTGTAATGGAGGCTGCAACAGCAGAGTACAAAGACGGAAAGTTCTTAGACGTTGGACGCGACTTTGACCCACATGAAATGTCGGTTGATGAGCTTCAGGAAGTTTCTTCACGTTTGTACATTTGGCACAAAGAAGGTGTGTTCGACATTGCAGTTGGAAACTACGAAACCTTTAAACACAATCTGATGAAAGCTGAAGCAGAAGAAAGCAAAAGCTTAGAACAAATACATTCTGAATTTGTTGAAGGGGGTGAGTGATGAGAATCTACCAACTATACAAATGGGACAACCACATGGGGCCATCAGTTACATTCTTTAGCAACAAAGCTGACGCCACTAAATCCGCAAAATACTGGGTCAAACAGGGGACGATGGACGGTGACGTTGTTGTATCAGTACTAAACGTATCTTCAAAGAAGTCCGACATAATCAATCTTCTGAACAGCATAGATGGCAACCGATCATCCAATAAAGCAACGACTATTATGTCGTATGAATCAAAGATGGGGGAGTACTGATGTCATTCGGACACAAGTTTCCAACCAGCGTAATGATGATTGGATACATAGAAGATGTAAAGAAGCTTACCCCAAGCAAGCATACTGGAATGAGGGTGCTGGGTAAGCTCTACAACCCAAGCGATAGAGACAGGAAATACGATTTACGTATTCCTATTCTGGCTTTTGGTAGACCAGCAAAGCTTATGACGGACTTCGGAAAGTCTGGTGACCTCGTAACTATTGTTGGAAGAATGAGCACAACGGCTGGATCTGTGTGTGTGATTGCAGAACGAATCAAAACTTTAGATGAGGATTCTAACTATGATATTTGAGCAACAAGTAGACTTGTCAGGTAACTACGTTTGGCTTCCCGATTTATCACAAGTAATAATGCAGCGACTGTCCAACACGTCGCCTCTTCTAAGCGATAAGCATTGCGCCAAATCAATAGGCGAGTCTGTCCTTAGACAGTTGGACGAGTCTCGTGACCAGACAGGAGGTCTTAGGCTTTCACAAAGTGGGACATGCGTAAAGCAACTTGCGTATCAGTACCACCATGCTGAAGGTAATGGTATGCAGATAGATGCAGCGTCTAAGATTGCGTTTGTAATCGGGGACATTACTGAATCAATCCTTGTGTCTGCATTGATGGAGGGCTTTGAGCAGTCCGGTCTTGGCCATCTGTATTGTGCTGGTGCCGACCAGGAGACAGTATACCTACCCGTTACAATTAAAGACGGGTACACAGCGTCTATAGCTGGCCACCCTGATGGGTCTATGCAGATAATGACGCAAGACAGTAAGCCTATAAGCTGCATTCTTGAGGTCAAGTCGATGTCTGACTACGGCTTTAAGAAGTTCCGTAAGGAGGGGCTTGGTCCTGATGACTCTTATTACAGTCAAGTACAGGCTTACATGGCAACAAAAGGATTCTCGTGGGCTTACCTTGTAGCCTACAACAAGACGGCAGGAGCTAAGGATGCAGAGATATTAGAGAACGGTCAGTGGGTTCCAGTACATGCAGTACACGGACAATGGATTCCATTCGACCAGGAACACGTGTTCCACATTAAAGAGAAGTTTAGGTCTGTCATTCTAAGTTCTGACCCAGAGCAGATTGATAGACCTTATGGTCCAGACAAGAAGGGTAAGCTGTCTTTTCCTTGCGACTATTGCAAGTACTACAAGACATGCTTTCCCTTCTCTGAAGAGCAGGCAGTTGAGTCTAAATGGTTAAACAAAAGCACCAAGATCAGGGTGTTTACAGGAGAGCAACATGATCAATAAAGTAATGTTAGTTGGTACAGTTAAGAGCGAGCCTCAACAAAGGGGTGCTGCAATAGCATTCCGAATGGGGACGTGGAGGATTATCCAAGACGGAAGGAGGTTTGACTCTACTCATAGCGTTGAAGCCTTCGGACGTAATGGTGAGTTAGCTTCTACATTAAAGGAAGGTGAACTTGTCGCAGTTGAAGGGTCTATTAAACATTCTTCGTATGAAAAGAATGGACAAAAGGTATGGTTCACAAGCGTTAGTGCATCATCTGTCAGCAGGGTTGGAGAGGCAGGTCCGTCGGTCTCTACACAAAGCGGTCAGGGCACGCAAGGCAATGGGCAGGCGCCGTCAAGCTATCCTCCGAATCAACCTGACGCCGGAAATGGCGCAAGCCATGTTCAAGCAAATGCAGGATACGATGAAAAGTATGGATTCTAATTCTGATACAGTTGGTGAGATCTGTGTAATCCCACATACACCATTGGCTATGAGTCAAAGCGTTCCACGAATCATTGAAGAGGGGGTCATGGTTGTTTCCGTTGACCCGTTTGGTTCACTAATGGGCGCTCTATTTAGCGATGGTGACAAGGGTTTATACTGGTATCGCTCACCAGATAGTGGGTCAGACTTCGGAATAAACTAAAGTGACGGCGACGATTATGAGTTTTCCTAATGTATACCTTGGAATAGATCCCGGAAAAGACGGTGCTCTTGTAGCAATAAACGAAGACGGGAAGGTAGAGGCAAACTTTATGACTCGCCGTGACTTCACTACAACCATTGGTAAAGGGAGTAAGCGAGAGTATCTTATCTCTCGAATGAACTATGCGGTGAGGTGCTTAGGGGGTAAGCGCAATATCAAACTCGCTGCTATAGAAAAGCAATCAGCACGACCAGGACAAGGGGTCACGTCTACATTCAGCACTGGCTATGGCTACGGTCTATGGGTTGGTGTGCTATCAGCTAACGGTGTTCCATTCATTGAGGTACGACCCAAGACATGGACATCGAAAATGCTGAGAGACGTTCCCGGTGAAGGTAAGAACCGCTCAGTTTACGCTGTAATGAATAGGTTACCTGACCTTGACCTTACCCCTGGTAGGAAGACAAAGCCTCACGATGGGCTTGCTGACGCTGCTTGCTTAGCCCTTTACTCAATGTACCTTGAGGTGTAGTTCAATTGGCAGAACGTCCGACTGTTACTCGGGAAGTTGTTGGTTCAAGTCCAGCCGCCTCAGAATCCCTCTGTCCTTCGCAATCACGTTGATGTTGCATGACATCATCTCCCACCGATTGCGGGGGGCAGAGCATTTACATGGAGGAAGAATGCCTATTAAGATATTCGGCAGACCCTGGAAGGTTCTTAACTACGTAGTGAATGAGCCAAATGAGTGGACTACAAGGCAGATTACAGAAGACCTTGATGAGGTATTGCCAGCAATGGTTAATACTGTTATAAAGTTAAAGCGGCTTGGCTACGTAAAGCCAGGAAGAACGGTAGGAAAATCAAGAACATTAGTTCCTACAGACGATGGAGTTAGGGCACTCCAAGAGGCAGTTAAATGGCAGTCAGAACATATGTAAGGTGTGACATTTGTTCACGCCGATACCCTGTCACCTCAGTTGAGAGGGGTAACAATCAGTTTATGCCGAGGGGCTGGACCAGATCTGGCATAAGCATAGCATGCAAGAGGTGCTCAAAGAACACAAAGAAAAGCAATCAAGTAACACTAATTAAAAACACTTTACCAAGAGGCAAGAGCGATGCCGGTCTATGAATACAGGTGCTCAGAGTGCAACTATGAGGTCACCGTTTTCCAAAGTATGGATGCACCGGCACCACATTGTAACTGTGGGTCAAAGGAAGAAATGAAACGGCTCATCTCTAAGACCAGCTTCTCCCTAAAGGGAAGGGGTTGGGCGAAGGATGGGTACTCATCTAAAGGCAGATAAGGATTACATTATGGGACGAAAAAAATTCAACATACCTCAAGAATATATTGACTTGCTTGGCAAGGTTAGAGATTCAGAAATCTCAAGGTTGTCTGGCATTAGCTACCAAAACATTAGGAACAGAAGGATTGCGCTTGGCATCCCCAAGTTTTCTGATGCAAAAAAAATCAGCCACACAAAGGGGCAAGTAATCCTTAAGAAGGGACAACAAGTAAACGTTGAAGCACTAGATAAAAAGTATCCAGGCATTGTTAATAAGCTTGGAACTCAAACTGACTCATCGATTGCTAAGCAATACAACATATCCAGGGAAAGAGTCAGACAATTTAGATCTATGCTTTCCTTATGCAAGGTTGAGCGTAACCCTATAGAAAAGCTATCAACAGTAGATAGAAGGTACTTGGACGACAACCTTGGTTTAATGAGTGATAAGTCTCTGGCCCAACAGCTTGGGCTTAAGCCTAATGTTGTCAGCCAATACAGAAAAAACAAAAATGTAAACTCCCTTGGTGCGAACAGAAGGCAGCTTGTCCTTACTCAAAAGCATAGGCTTGGTAAGGATAGCGACAGTGTTATTGCAAGACACCTAAATCTTTACACCAACCTTGTTCGTGATGTTCGTATTGAGCTTGGTATAGAACCAAACCCAAAGAACAATCCGAGATGGGGTTCGGTAAAAGCAATAAGGGAAACAAGAAACAAAAGAATTTCTGAAATGTATTACGCAGGATGTTCTGACCAGGAGATAGCAGAAGAGCTTTGCCTCGGCGTTACATACATTGGGGGTCTTAGGAGAAGGCTTGGATTGTTTCACCGCAACTGTCGTGGCGCGTACAAGAAGCGTGCATCGAACGAGTAGACTTGGGCTCTCTACCCCCTGAACGTAGTGAAGGGGGATAGAGAGACCCACTTCGTCAAAACCAAACCACCGGCATCGACCGGAAAAGGACACCGAGATGAACATCTTTGTTGTACACAATCACCCAAGAAAAGCAGCGCGAATGCTTTGCGATAAGCATGTCGTAAAGATGGCTCTTGAGTCAGCACAAATGTTGTGTACTGCAATCAACGAAAGCGGCGGTCAAGCCCCATACAAGTCCACACATAAGAACCATCCTTGCAATGTCTGGGCAAGGGAAACGCTTGGCAACTTCTTATGGCTTTATGACCACGGACTAATGCTTTGTGATGAGTACTACTCACGCTTTAAAAAGAAACACAAATGCAAAGACGTAATACTTAAATGCTTAGAGTTGCTACGTCCTGAATACGGCATTTTAATTACTGGTTACGAGCGAACCCCCCATCCTCTTTGCATGCCTGATGAATACAAAGGTGATGATGTAGTTGCTTCATACCGAGACTTTTACAACATGGAAAAGTGTGGCTTTGCAGAGTGGAAACACACCGACCCACCCGACTGGTGGGCTTGGTAAGCCGGACATAATCTGACCTTTTGTAAGCTTGGATGGTGGAATAGGTATACACAAGAGACTTAAAATCTCTCGGCTTTATAGCTATGTGGGTTCGACTCCCACTCCAAGCACCTTACCCAACACAGAGTCAACCTTTGCAGTTTTGAAAACTCTATAATCTAGCAAGGTTAAAAGCTGCACTTTAAACAATAACCTACAAGAGAGGTACATAAAATGAGAGCGTTCAAGGTGGTGGTTGAAGCCATCATTACAACAAACAGTAGAGATTCAAAGCAATCAAAGACAATAGCAGATGTGACCACATGGAGTGTCGATGAGGTCATAGAGTACTTGAATGTAAATGAAGAGTCTTGCGACATTCAAAGCTGTGTAGAGTTGTCTGCAAAAGAACCAGACAAGACATGGGAGATGACATGAAGAGGGATGTATATGAAGACCTCGTAACTGCAAGAGCAATACTGTCTGACATTAAGTATTCCATCAAGCTTAGTAAACATGCGTGCCCAAAATGTGGACACGAAAAGTGGGACGACTGGAAGGGATACCAAGTGCGAAGCAACCTTGATGGTGCATTGACCAGGGTTGAGAAGGCAATGGAGATTGTAAATGGAAACAAGTAATCTTATGCCGCCACGACCCGTCGGAGTTGTATCAGTAGGCGATGAAAACTATACGCTTTCAATCGGAAGCTACATGAATGGCAATCTCGCAGTCATGCTTCACAGTAAAGACGGTGAACCATACGCTGTTGTATCCAGAAACGTACCGTCTATACCAATAGAGGGTGACCAGTTCTTTGTTGGAATGTATGACCTGACGCCAGGAATAATGGATGGCCTTAGTAAATGCGGTTTCTTTGAAGACACAGGAGCACGGATAAGACCGGAGGGCTCTCATGTAGAGCTTCCATTGTGGGAAGTAAAGTTCTTTCCTACTGCAAAAATGACTGAAGCTTACGAGGAGTAGGCCAGCCACCAGGAGATGGGGTGTTCCACTCCCTGAACGTAGTGAAGGGAGGTGGAACATCCCACCCTCATCAACCCCAGCCGACATAGCTCGGCACAACGGACCAACTGTCCATCAACCGGAGATAAAAGTGGAATACACATTCACTTACACAAACCCATCAGGCAAAGTACAATCATTCACCAGCCACAAGTGGGAGGATGCTCGAAACAAAGCACAGTTTGCTTTCTTTGAGGATTACAAGGCAGGTAACTGGGAAGGCAAGTCAACTGATGACGCTGTTAATGAAGTGCAGTCAGAAGAGTTGGATGCTCACGATCAGTTCATGCAAGACGTATGCAATGACGATGCTCCTACTGAGGAGGATGTCGAAGACATGGCGTCAGACTATGAGCAAACTAATGATGCAATGGATGCTGTATCAGAGGACATGAACCCTATTGACGGTGACGTTTGTTTTCTTGACGTTGTTATAAGCAATGGGAAGGATGAGCCAGAGGAAGGCAAGACTTATGCATTGACTTCGGACGGCACCACCCCATCCATTGCTCACGGCAATAGCTATTCTGAGTCTGTTGTTGAGGAGCCAGCCCCTACATTCCTTGGTGGCTGGGGTTCTGGTGCTAATGGCGTAAGCAACCATAGCGATAAGCGTACTGTTAACTACGGTAAGGTCAGCGAGGTTGCAGTCAGTCGCCAGGAGAACCACGATGCTTGGCTTGCAGAGATTGGGTTGTCTCGACCGACGAAGAACATCTCCATTACAAAGGCGGGATACAAGCGAGGCACTGCTGTCGTTGACCTTGGTTACGATAACCTTGCTGCTGCTCGTACTGTATGGGATGAGAAGCCAGATGTACACACTGCCGTATCACAGTTCATGAACATCATTGCAGAGGAGAAGCGGGAGAGCATTGAACTTCCATTGTCTGGTTTGCAAATGCGTGATGATGGAACGCTGAAGACCAGCCAGGGTGACTTCCGATTGGAAGAGCATGGCCTTAAGCAATTGCTTACAGCATCACGCTTTGGTGTTGGTGACGACATGTCATCCGGTGATTCATTGTTTCCTCGCGGCTTTCATACAATGAAGGCACTTGACCCAGATGTCAGAGCATATGTTTTCAATGAGCACATGCGGCGTCATTGCAGTCACGACAAGACAATGAAGTTCCGCACTCGGTTGAATGGTGATGGTCGCAGCATCTTCGGAGTCGTTGGTACTGGTTACAAAGAGTATGATGCAGACCAAGTTGCAAACATGATTCAGCTTGCTGTTGATGACATGCCTTATAAAGCAGAGATTCAATACAACTCGGACACAACCAACTTCACAATGGATGTGACAATGCATGCACCGGAGGACTTGACCGACTTCAGTGCAGGTGATTTGTATGAGGTTGGGTTCCGCTTCAAAGCTAATGACCGTGGTGGTGGCTCCATCAATGGTAGTGCTATTGCGTTCTGGAACGAGTGCCTGAACATGATCATCCTTCACAGTAAGAAGGCTGAGATTATGAGAGCAGTCCACACGGGCAATATGCAAGAGAAGATGGAGGCTATCCGTAAGGGTATGGCTGACGCCCGTCCTGCAATGGAACGGTTCGCTCAGGACTGGGGTATCCTTGGACAGACTGCATCGGTGTCTGCAATCTCAATGCAAGATATGGATGACTATGGATTCGAGGGTGCCAATGGCTCTCAGATTCTAATCAAGAAGCTCGTTGCCGAAGGCAAGGTTGCATCTGGTATTGGTCGTGATGCTGCTGTGCAAATGATGTTTGATTCATATGCAGACCAAGGTGGTGGTGACAGTGTTCAGGATGTCATCAATGCAATCACACGTATGGCTCATCAAAACTTGGTCAACGATTGTGCTCGTGACACATTGGAGAGAGAGGCTGGATTGCTTGTACCTGTACTTGCAGCACAAGCATAACAATAAATGCTGCCCCCTTCGGGGGGCGGCTCATCTAATCACACCTACAAAGAGAGGTAAATACAATGAAGCTACTAACTAAATGCTGTAAAGCATACGATACTTTTCATGGTGACTTGCACATATGCAGGCAATGCGGACAACCCAATCCAATAATGTTTGAGCCCGCCTATCTTGTATTAAGGGACGGCATAGAGGGATACTCTGTTAGCTATGCAATCATTGGCCTTTATAAAGATAAAGATAAGGCCGAAGCTGCAATGAAAAAGCATGAGGCATACTATCCATCGTGCTCCGAACATGGCTGGGTTGGAATGTATACCCTTGCAATGGATGAACCATTCGACAAGCAACTACAGGAAGACTTTATTTATCACATTGATGGAGGACAAAATGCAAGTAAGTAAGAAGCATAGAGATGCAATGGCGGAGATGCTATCCATGTCTACCGATAAGGATACAATCGTGCGTATTGTATTGGAAGAAACTAAAGATATGAACTTGGATTCAGAAAGGCTATCCAACTTAAACAACATATCTTTAAAAGCATGGGACCACCTTGGCTGTCGGATATGGGGGGAGTACCCGTCCAAGCTTGGGCCGCGCACACTATCCGGTAGAGTGTGCCTATTGAAGGAGGTCGTAAGGCAGATACAGGACGGCACAATACAGCGCGTTGATACTGCAGTTTCGCTTGACCAACCTTTGTCCAAATAGTGGAGGACCAATGCTAATTAATCTTAATAATGTTGACGAAGTTTATGAGTCTAATCGAAAAGTA